GAGCGCTGACGTGAATGCTAACTTTCAACAAGTATTGAATGCGGCAACGTATTCAGGAAGCATTCAGGCGACAAACAACACGACTACACTTATTGAGATTGATGATATAGACATCACAATCAAAAACGGTAGTCATACTTGTCATAGCTCTAGACACAAGCACCATTCAGGCTCTAATGATCGGTGTCAGGTTTTTTCGGTTAAGACCAACGGCGTTATAATTGACGCTTTAGTGATTGACGAAACCGGGCAGTGTCACCATAAACACGGTCATCACTGTGATGGATACGGTAATCACTACGTTTCAACAAGCTACTTTAGCGGCTCAGGTAGCGGCACATACTCTCATGGTCTCATTGGAGCAACGCCAAAGATGATCATGGTAACGCCACGCGGTTCCACGCCTGTTTCTTACGCTGTTACAAACATCAACTCTAGCACATGCCTGATAACATTATCGGCTAGTGTAGCGTTTGATGCAATAGCAGTGTATTACTCGGACGTAGACTAGGAGAACAGTGAAAACAATACAACTCAAGCCTGAACACAAGGACACGATAGGGCTACACGCCTTGCATATACAACGGCATCAAGACTTGCTAGATCAGGCGTTGGAGAGCTTTGAACAGTCTAAGCAATGCATGGAACTCCTTGCAGTAGCATGGGGGTACATACCGAAAAGTGAAGCTGGTAAGTTAGATCCTTTGGTAGTGCGCAACGCAGAGTTCATGGCATATTTCCTGAACGATGCAAGAGAGAATGATAAAACTGCCGCGCTTCACTCCGGCATTGTTCAAGCGCTAAAAGAGGCTTTGGCGTGCTTTCTAGCAGAGCATTATGGTCTAGACATAGAAAAAGACTGGCAACTTGATTTTGACAAATACATAGTAATTTGCCAGGAGTAAGATATGCCTGCTTTGAAAGTGATTAGGACGACATGATGAGAGGAGAGTTTAGCGAGCTTGCTACATTCATACAGACAACCCTAAGCCCGGTCACGAACAAACTTCAGACGCTTGAGAGTAAAGTTGATGCGCTGAACATGGATCGTGTAACTCGCTCAGACATCGAAAAATTACGTTCAGAAATGTCAACGGCTTACGTGCCTAGAGACGCCTATGAACCAAGACATGCAGCTTTAATAGAGCGAGACGCGCAAATAGAAAATCTTGTTCGTGAAGTGCGCAGAGATATTGAAGTTCAGATGAAGCAATTGCGAGACGATACTAAGAAAGAATCGCAAAAGATCCATGAGCGTCTAGAAAGCGGCAAACAGCAAATTGAGGACCGCTTTAAAGAACAGCAAGAAATACAGCTTTCCGCCCGTGATCGTACATGGGTGCGATGGTCGCAAGTGGTCGGATATATAGGCATGGCATTAGCCATACTTGGCTTTATCGTTGATCACATTAATTTTCATTAAATTATTATCTTGTAAAACAACATGTACGGTCAACCGAACATTAAGTTGTTGAGAGGAAAAATCAATGGCAAGAGAGCTTTTCGTAACGCTCCCTGAGTACCACAAAAACACACAGGTTAAACCGCAAAACTTCATGGAATTTTGCGACATGTACGAAGCGCACGCGGGGCCGCTCGGCCTTTGGTGTCTCAAGACAAGCGATAAGTACACTGGCGAAGTTATCAAGGAAGTATGGACAAAGAACATTGTTACCGACAATGGAGCAACGGCAATGTTGAAGAACACATGGAACAATGCAGGTAGCGCTGTTTCCATCTTCAACCAGATTGCCATTGCAGCGCAGGCGGGATCAACAACGCTACAGACTGCTCTTACTAACGGTCAGACTGGCGTTACATCGTTAACTGTTGCCGCGCTCCCGGCTGCTATCCCTTCCGGTACTACGCTAACGCTCGGTTATGGCACTGGCACAACGCAAAATGTGACGACTAGCGCTCTTGCCAACGCTGGCGCAACATCTATCACTGTTACCAGCTTTACCGCTAATGCAGCTTACGCAGTAGGTTCTAACGTCGTCCCTGTTCCTACCACTTCTGACAACCCTTCTTCTGTGTCCGGCGCTCAGTACTCCGGTGGTCTAGCCTCTGGTGCGTTCACCTTCTCCGGCACTGGTGCAGGCAACCGTCAGGTTGTAATTACTTACACCTTTAACGGTGGTACGTTCACGGCAGGCAACTACACTGAAGCGTATACTTGCAACGCAAACCCCATTGTTGCGGGCGCTACCGCATCTCACCTCATTACAACGCCTATGGCGTTAAATAGCACCACAAACTTAACTGTGACCATCACCGAGAAGGTGTAAGTTAAGTTCGTAACAGACAACGGCGCTACACAATTTAATGAGCGGTAGACCATAATCTACCGCTCATCTTAGCATAAGGGCAGAGTTTTGAGCACACAGCTAGCACTTGACACATACAATAGAGCAAATCAAAGCGGTTGGGGTACTGCCTCTGATGGTACGGACACGTGGACAGCGCGTGACGCTACAGCTACGTACTCAATTGCCAGCAATCAAGGAAAGGTGCTACAAAACTCTACCAATGCTGATGAAATTAATACCTTATTTTCTCCTGCAACCAACACCGCATATGAGATATACGGACAATGCACTACGTCTAACGCTACTTCTCACCCCGGATTATGCGTTAACTATCAATCTAGCGGTAACTTTGTTAAGTGCGAGATATCCCCGACTGCCGTGAACGTTGTCAAGTTTGTAGGCGGATCACAGACAACACTTAAATCTGACACCAGCACAAAGGTCACAACGTCTAATGCAACGTACAATTTTCGTTTTAGGTGGGAAGTTGGCGGCGCTTATTATTTTAAAGCTTGGATTGGTACGGCTGCTGAGCCTGCCGCATGGAACTGCAACGGAGTTACCGATACAACTTACAATAGCGGCGCTGTAGGTGTATACGTAGCGGCTCGTGGCGCTACAACTGACACTGTTCTCTGGAATCAGTTTTATGTTTCATACTCAGATTTAAATGAGGACACAACTGCTGATGGTCTGACTCTAAGCGATGCAAGTAGCACGTTTACTATTGCGGAGAATGCACCAACAGATTCGCTTTCAGCGCCAACAGATAGCCAAGCATGGGTAGTCAACCCGGCACCAACGGATAGTTTAACATCAGATGACTCGGCTACTACCTTTGCTCTGTCTGATACCTTCCCGGTAGATAATCTGACGCAAGTTGACGCAAGCGGCGCTACAATCATACAAAATCAAAGCGATGTTTTAGCCGCGCCAACGGATAGCGAAGCGTGGATTGTTGGTTTTAAGCCCACAGAAACCTTAACAGAGGTTGAGACACAACTTTTTGCCTTGTCTGACACCTTTGCAGCCGATAGCGCTAGTGCTTCGGACGTTATTACGCCAAATTCCGGGCCTTCGCTGTCTGATACACTGACTGAAGCTGAGTCTGCCGCGTACGCCATATCGGAAACGGCACCTATAGACTCGGTAAGCAACGCAGAAAGCCCCGTGTACACGATCACAAAGTCAAATACTGACTCGGTAAGCAATGCAGAAAGCTCCGCATACGCCCTTGCACAGAATAATGCAGCCATAACACTCGCCGTTACAGAAATTGACGCTAGCGCTGAGTATTTCAGCGTTGAAGAGGACCTTATAACCTCAGATACACAGCTAGAAGCTATCGTTGAAACACCTGCAAGCGACATTGTAACGCTTACTGAGTCAAAATCGTTCGTTATTGCTGATAAATTCCCATCTGATAGCATTGCAAACGCGGAAACCAACCTTACCGCAGTCACACAGACTGACATAACAACTCTCGGCACTGCCAGCGATAGCATTGTATTTGGTCAACCCGGCGTTATTTTCCCTGATCAATTAACAATAACAGATAGTATTCAGCAGGCAGAGGTCCCGTCCCAACTTACCGATGTGCCTTTGCTGCCTTCTGACCTTCTTCAATGGGATACCAACTTTACTGATCACGTCGAGATTGATGAAAGTGTTCAGCTTAGCTACAGTAGTTCACTTCTTGATTCAAGGAGCGTGCTATACAGCAACACTATCAGCGACGGGCCAGCCGCTTACTACCAGCTAAACGAAGATTCGTTCGGCGGCATCTATCAGCGTGACGGTTCTGACCAACCGAACAATGCCAGTATTCCTATCTTGTATGGTTCAATGCTCGAATATACATGGGCGCAGATTGAGCCACAGGAAGGAAACCGACTTTTTAGCACTATCGACGCTGATATACTCCCTTGGAAGAATCAGGATAAGAAGGTTATTCTGCGTGTATTTGTGTCAAGTACGCCGTTTTACAATAACGCGCACAACAATAACACCGCAGGGCAAGCTACGCCTACGTGGGTATTCTCCGCAGGAGCACCGTCAGTCACCGGGCTTGATGGCGCGGTCTACCCGGTATATTGGGATAGCACCTTTCTTGCCAAGTACACGAACTTTGTGAACGCCTTTGCAAACTACTACGACGAAAACTCTACCGTCGCTGGCGTCATCATCTCTTGCGGTGTAAACGGCACAACTGCGTTAGAAGCGTCAGGAGATACACAAAGCAATACTACCGCGCTCTGGACACCGAGAGGCTATACCCCGACGCAATGGATGGAAGGCATTGTAAATATCATTGACATTTATCAGGCTGCTTTCCAGCATACGCCATTGATTCTCTCAGTTAATGATGCCGTGATAGCGCCTGATAACGTCTACAACATTCACCAGTGTATTAGCATAGCGGTTGCTGAAGCTGCATGGTTGATGGATGAGAACGTTTACATCAATGAGCAGCACAATGACCCGAACTGGAACATTGTCCCTTTAATTACTGTGCCTAGAGTGAGCATTGCAAGCGGTAACACTCCTGACACGCTAGACGGTGAATTAACGCTTGCCATTAACTATCAAGCTGACTACGCGGCTGTATGGGCAGATGATATTACACTGGACAATGAGACAACGCTGACCAAATATTTTAGCCTTGCACAAAGCAAGGGGTTGAATGACAGTGCATCATCAAACTTTAAAATGGCGATATTTGGAGGCGTTTACCCGACATCGCACATTAGCACTGGTGACTACCTGAATGGCGCTCAGCAGTTTGACGGATTAACAGGCTTTGGCTACATCGGTAAGCTGGCACAAACAAACACAGATAAATGGACGCTAAAATGCACTGTATTCCCCCAGGTGCTTCCAATGTCAGAGGCTATAGCTTTTAGCGTCGGTAACGATGGATCTACCGGGTATGGCGGCTATGCCATTGGCATATCAGGAGGCGCAAACGGCGGCGCAGGGGCAAAGTTCTGTGCGCACTTGCCGGGTCTCGGCTGGTATGACTCCGGCTATTCTTTCCCTGAAGTTGGGCAATGGTATCAGCTATTCGTCACATTCGACGGTGTAACACTCAGATTCTACGCTAACGGCGTGCTTTGCCCAAACACCTATAACGTCACAGCGAATGCGCCAAGTTTAGCAATGACCATCGGCGCTCAATGGGATGGCATGACAAGAACGGCAAAGCGCTTCTTTATCGGAAGCGTTGACGAATGCGCCGTATATCCCTTCGCGCTTGCTCCTAGCCGCGTTCTTGCACTGTCTGACATTGAATATGGCATGAACGAGCTTCTTACTGGCTCCGGTAACTTGTTCTCAGCAACAGAACAGCTAGCTATTGACGACGCTTCAAGCCTTACCAATGTCATAGAAATAGCTTCTGACACACTAAGCGTTACTGAAGGATTTGCTTACAGCATTGCAAGCAGCAACACAGCCGCCTACGAGGTTCTTGCTGAGGATATGTTTAATCGTCTGGTGTCTAGCGGCCTCGGCAACGCTACAGATGGTAACGCATGGCAGATTAAAGCAGGAGCTTCATCTTACCTTGTTGATGGCGCTGAAGGTCAGGCCACAGGCAGCACAAGCGCGAACGTCCTGTTTCTCGGTGACAATGACGATGATCTACAGGACGTACAGGTTACATTTCAGATTAGCGATACCTCATCAACGTTTGGCCTTATCGCCTTTGGCACTGACGCAAGCAACTACTACAGTCTACGTGCAGGCGCAAATTTACAGCTTTATAAAACCGTAGCAGGCACCAGCACAACGCTTGGTACTGGCGCGGCCTTTACGCTGAGCGCTAACACGTGGTATCACTTGCATCTTAAGGTCAGTAAAGGCATCTTGTACGGGAATGTTTGGGCTAATGGCAGCGCTGAGCCTGTAGGATGGATGGTTACGGCTTCTGACACGGCGTTCTCTTCAGGATCGAGCGGCCTGTACATTGTAGGTGCAAGTAATGGCACTACGTTTAAATTTACTAACTTCTTTGCTATAGACAATGTTCTCTCTGATTTTGTATATCTGCAAGAGATATATACTTTTACGTCAATTTTGCCGCCGCTTGTTGACACTATACCAACAATTATCGACGCATCAATTACCGCGCCTGATCTAGAATTTATAGATACCGGGCTTAGCATTGCAGAGGTCCCTGCCCCGGTAGACGAAGCAACTGGCATAGATTTCTTACTGTTTGGGGTCAGTACGCAGGCATGGGCCATGTCTTACAGCCCGACAGAGCAGTTAACGGAGCAAGAGGGCATTGCTACGCCTGTCATTGTTGACTTCCCGGCTGATGCCGCGCCAACGTTAAGCGATGCCATTACGCCATATGTTACGCCTGTCCCGGTAGATCAGATTGCTCCTTCTGAGACTGTTGCAGAAGTTTATACTGCTAACCTTGTTGATCAAATGACGTTGGTTGACGCATCGACAGTGACGCAGATTCGCAATATTGTTGATGCTGACCCGTCAAAACGATACATCATGCGTGCCTTTGGCGCTCCAATCATCGTCAAAAAGAGCGCTCCGCTTATTGCTGGCGATAAGATTGTACCGACTGACAACCCGACAGACACATCGAGCCTTACGCTGTCTGATAGCGTTGCTCACGGGCCTGCCTTCTTGCTCAGTGACACATTGACGATCACTGAGTCAGTTTTATATGTCATAAATGAGACAATACCGACTGACGCAACCGCAGGGCCAACAGATAACATAGTACCGACGATCATACCTTCACCTATCGACTTGGTGACTGAGCAAGAAATTATCATCTTTGCAGTAGGGCCAATTTTGCCGCCTGATCTTACCGGGTCTGTGATCGAGGAAGATGTAACATTCTTAGAAAGTGACACTTTTGACCCGGATCTTGCAACAGTTGATGATAGTACCTCGCAAGAAACTGTTGCATTTGCACCAATCGAAATTGTTGCAATTCCTGACGATGCTACATTCTCAGTTGCTACTTTTGCAACAGTTGAAAGTGTAACAATTTCTGAGAATGCTACATTTGTGGTTGCAACATTTGCAACAGACAGTGCAACAGTTAGCGATGCTGCAACTCAATACACTGTTGCACCAGTGCCAACTGAAATTGTTGCAAACTCTGAACTTGTTGCATATTTAGAAGTTGCAACACTGCTACCTGATACACCGATTGAAGCAGAGTCAATTCTGTCTACTGAAGCAAGGGCATTTACAACAGAGAATGTTGCAACAACTGATGCCGTACAGTCTGTTACAAATAATTTTGAAGAGACTGACTTTGCAACAATCGAAATTGCAACAACGATGGTGCAGGATCTTGCTACAGACAACCTTACTGTAGCAGAAACTACGCTAGATACTGACGCGCAGGCGGCGCTCGACAACCTGACATTCGCTGATGAACAAGATAATTTCGTAGTATTCAATAGTGAACAAGATGTAGTACTGATTGATAGCGATTTTATCTTTACATTAGAGGCTGTAGCTGGCACTGATCTTGTCTCGGAGAGTGAAAGCCTGATACAGATAGAGACGTTTATATACTCTCTGCCTGATATTGCGCTTCCTAACCCTGTTGAGTTAGGAGCATTCACTGTTATACCAGTCCCGATAGACACGGTAATATCTGCGGAAGGCATAGCCGAATCCTTGTCACTTGCCTTTGATGCCGATTCTGCACCTGCTAGCGATGCATTGTTAGAGACAATATCTACAAGCTTCACTGGTTGGTTAGATCTGCTCTTCCTTGCATCGCTGGTGCAATACGCTGTAACTTTGGCGGCAGTTGAAACTGAGAACGAGCTAGAAAGCTTTGTGTTCTCTAGCGCAAGCACCTATCAAGATAACAGCACACCTAACACGGAAGAGAACGCCGTAATTGTTACACAGTTGGAAGCAGAGCAAAGTAGCATTGTTGAAAGTAGCAATGCTACAGTGCAGATTTTTGCAACAGAGCAGAGTGTTGCAACAGAAAGTAACACAGTTGTTGTTGTGCTACTCGGAGATGTAGCATTGCAACTTTCTGAAAATGCGACATTTGCAAGCCAAATTGTTGCAACAGAAAATGCAACAATTTTTGATGCAACAATGTTCACTGTTGCAAATGATACACTTCCCGACGATGCAACAATTTTAGACAATGCAACAATTACGAATATTGCAACAGTGAGCGATGCAACAATTCTGGAAGATGTAACAATGTTCACTGTTGCAGATGCGACACCTTTTGATGTTGCAACAATTTTAGACCTTGCAACATTTGCAACAATTATGGCCCCGATGGATGATGCAACAATTTTAGATTTTGCTACTCTGTCTTACGTAGTAGCAGAAGTTGATACATCATCAATCGCTGATGTATCAAAGACAACAAATGTGACTCTTAGCAGTGATGGGTTACAAGCAGGCGAAAATGTTTTATACTCTACCATAATGGCACCAGTAGAAAATCAGACGTTGCAAGAAGTTCTGACAACTACGTTGATACACGCTGAAACAGACAGCGATGCGATAGAAGAACTTTTGTCAGGCGTTGGCTACGGCTTACTGGATGACTCGTTAAATATTGTAGAGGTTAGTAACATTAGTAGTGCAAGCTATATCAAGACATTTGGCATAGTAAGAACCGGGCAGGTGGACGGGATTATTAGAACTGGTAACAGCACCGGAGTTATAAGAACCGGGCTTGTAGATGGAGTTATATCATGAGCATAGACCCTATAGCGCAAGCCATTGAGGTTATAAAACAGTGCTGGAAAGAGCCGGAGGCCCAAACGTCTGACATTGAATATGCCATTGCTACAGCTATGTATGCTCAGCAAGATAATGACTGGCTAGTGGCTTCAGTATATACAAATCAATCCAAGGATAGTCCAAAGGTCTTTACAGTTATACTATGGAGGTCTTTGAACTCTCCTGAGAGTACGTCAAAAATTCAAATTAAACCTGTTCTAGTCCATTGGGATGTAGAACTAGAAAAATTTGTAGTAGTTACTATGTCGAGGTTGCAGTGAATGATATAAGTCCGGTACGTCAAGGTCAAACAACCCCGTCTTGTCATTGGACATTTCGTGACGCATTAGGCAACGTTGTACCTATGGATAGCGGCGCAACGTTCACAATGTACATTTATAATGTAGGATCAGGGCAGACGGTTCAAGGTCAAGGTACATTCACCAACTTTGTCCCGTCAGCAGGCACTATTGATTACAATTGGCACGCAAACGACAGCGCGACACCGGGCCAGTATCAGGTATTTGCTGGATACGTAACATCTTCCGGCGCACAAGGTTATACTGACCCCGTAGACTGGCGTGTAGATCCGATCACAGTACAAACATAGGTGTAAAATGGGTAAAGTTTACGAAACCAAGTTTTATAAAGGCACTCGCATACTTCGCGTACAGCACGTAGACCGTGTGAATGGCCCGGTTGTCGAGAAAGTATACGTTGACGAAGTTGCGGAAGGTCCTGATCAGGAAATTGTTAACAGGATAAAGAACCGTAAGAAGAATTTTCTTACCAAGTAAGATAAGGATGTACGCATGTTAGGTATTGCTGATCTTTCTAAGAAGGTCGGACAGAAAATGCTGTTCGTGGGCCTTGAGAGCTTTGGTTGGAGCGTAGCCGACTATACAAAAGCCGCGCAAAATGCTCGTGCACTCGGCTTCGACACGCTGATTTTTAAGGCCGCTGACGGTACTAATCGCTGGTATAACGGCATTGGCGACCTTGTTGCTAAGCGTCAAGCCTGCTTAGTTCAAGGCATGGGGTGTATGTTCTATACCTACATGTACGGACCACGTTTCGGTTCTCAGCAAGTACAGATTGAAGCTTCAATAGCGAAAGAGATTTGCGACAACTGCGGGGGCCTTGTTGTTTTAGACATGGAAGTAGAGTGGAATGGTCAAGAGGGTGCGGCTGGCCTTCTTGCATCGTATCTTAAGAACTTCAACGGTGACATCCTTGTTACTACATGGGCTGACCCGGTAGAACAAAACTGGATCGGTGTTTTAAAGCAGCTTGCGCCGTACGTTAGCGCTTGGTTGCCGCAGGTGTACAGCAACTTCTTAGACACTGCTGAGCAAGAGTATCAGAAGGACGCTAGCATTGATCTTACAAAGGTGTTCCCGGTGCTCGACATTGCTGACCTTTTTGCAAACAGCAACCCGATTAGCATTCTTGCCGATGCGGTAAAGCGTGGTCAAGAGTCCTTTGCGGTATGGGAATACGGCGCGATGCTCAGCAACGTCAACTTAGTCAAGACATTGCTCGGCCTCTTGCCTAAAAGTGTCCTTAATTTGTCCGGCCCTGCCTCAACACCTCCGAGTAGCAGTCCGGTTGTGACGGTGCAGCCTCATCCGACAGCCACAAACCCGACTACCGCGCCTGCCACGCTGCCAAACCAAGGAACTTCGCCAATTCGCTATGCGAGGTACACCATTGTTGACGGGGATACGTTGGGCAAAATTGCTGACAAGCTTCATATCAGCAATTGGTATCAAGATCTTTACCTTCCGAATAAGGTTGAACTTGACGCCGTTGCAAGAGCGCATGGACAGGCTAACAGTCAAGGGGGAAACCTCATTTATGCGGGGACCGTTCTTAGCTATCCTGTCATACTGGCATAGGATTACAACCGTGAAATACATTGCTGACTTAATACACCGCGTTAGCACCAACAGAGGTATAACAACGCGGGAAGCGGCGGCTATTCGAGCGTTGCAAGGGGCCTTAATCGGATTCCTTGCTCCGCTTATTCCGTACTTTGTCCCGGTTTTAACAGGGCAAGAGCACATCGTATGGAGTTCTGAAGTAGCTTCATCGCTCATCGGGGCTTTTATCGCCTTTGTACTGCGTCTTTACTTTGCGCAAAACGACCCTGAAATCGCCTCATTGCTCGAAGCGTACTATCAGGCGAAGCAAAGGAGCTTCCTTGATCAGTCCATTGCGCCGGGGCCGGGCGCTATTCAGTTTACAGTGCCAGTCACAAAGCCTGTAGCGCAGCCTGCACCAAGCATTCACGATCAGAATACCGCGCCGCAAGCAGCCATAATGCCAACTGTGCCAGTACCAGTTGTAAACAACACGCAGATTAAACAGTAAGGAAGTGTATTCATGGCCTTTGGCACAACACCAACAGACAATCAGGAGAATCCGGTAGGAAGTGTCTATGTAAAAGACACTGTTAACGGTAACTTTACGGCGCTACAAGGGGGTCCGGCCTCTACTGACACCGAGAATAATTCATCGGCTCCGGCTTCCTTGTATGTCTATGACGGGAACGATGAAACGCAGGGCGCTAAAGCTGATACTGCGTGGGGTTTGTCCGGGGCTTCAAGTGTTATTGCAGCGCTTAAGAAGATTGCTTTGCTCTTAAGTGGCTTCGGTCTAGACAACACAAACATACTCAAGACATCGCTTTACGCTAAGTTTAGCGCACCGGGCGATACAGCGCTTTCTACTGATGCTAACGGCTATCTCATTAATCGTGGTGGATGGTCTGAACAATCAGGGCTTTCCGCAGCCGGGGGAAATGCTGACCTTGTTCCGGCGACAGATGTAACAGGGTACAAATCGTTCAGCATTCAAATTGGTGGTACATACTCTGGCACACTGACCTTTCAAGGAAGCAACGACGGTGTAGTTTTTCGGTCTATTGCCGTGAATCAGATGGACGCGCCGGGAACGATAGTAACAACAACAACGAGCACCAATGTTACGTATTATTGTTCTTTCCTGACCTACCGTTATCTGCGTATCCGTATGACTTCGTACGCCTCTGGTACAGCAACCGGAGTGCTAGAGTTATACACCTATCCCATTGCCTCTAACGGCGTATCAGCCGCGCAGTCAGGGACGTGGACAATGCAGCCCGGAAACACGGTTAATACGTCTCCTTGGCTTACAACAACAGCAAACAACAACAAAAACATTGCTGCAAATACCACGACAGATACCGTTATAAAAGGATCTAACGGCTACTTGGTATGCGCAGTAGTTATCTCAACTGGCACTGCTGGTTTAACGTTTTATGATAACGCAACTGTTGGCAGTGGAACACCGTTACTTGCTATCCCGGCGAATGCGCCAGTAGGCTCAATTTACACGATACCGGGCAGAGCGCTTAACGGCATTACAGCAGGCGGCGCAGCAAATTGCCCTAGCGTTACTTGCTACTTTAACTAGGAAGGTAGGTTCTCATGGCAACTGATCATTCTATCCTTGTGAAATCGTCAGGCGGAAACCCTATACCGATTGGTGTTTCTGCTGACCCTAACCAGCCTTGCCCGACTATGGATAATCCATTGATTTGTCAGTACCCTTGCACCATGCCGGGGCATAACGATACGGTATGGATGTACGCTTACGCTGATGGCCGGGTGATTTATTGGAGCGTTACAGACGGTACTACATGGCCTGATGCGGGGCCTAACAGTACACCCATTACAACACCTGACGAAGCAGACGACATTAACTATGGCGCGGTCTATATCCATTACGATCCACCTATTGACGGGATGTAATACCTGTGCTATACTGAGCGTACGAAATATGTTTTCAAGTAAAGCTAGAAGCTTGAGAAGATAAGTCGGGGTAAATGGTATGCGCCAGATAAAGGCAGGCTAAATAGTGGCCTGCCTTTATCTGTTGTGAAAATTGTACGTTCTTGCCGTATCGTATGCTTTCATCAATCTAGGTGTGCGATCAGCGTGCGCGGTAAGCTGATTACACATTTTGCATGACCAATACACATTGTCGTATTTGTAACCTGTAGTTATATACTCACACATACTACACTCTATCCACCTGTAAAGCTTACTTTCAAAGCACGCTAACTTCATGCCAGTTGTATCTACGCAAGGATTAAACATGTATCTAGCAATGTATACATCAAAACAGTGTATAGAGTATACTGCCCTGGCTATTAGCATTTCTATGTCTGTAGGCTCAGGCCCTTTTGCCTCGATGATCATACGGTCATACCCGCAATTAACAAGAAAGTCAGGCGTGTAATATTCTCTGCCTATTTCTTCCGTTAAGCCTGGGATTTTCTTAAGGTCAAACGTAAGCGGCTCATAGGTAAAATCAAATCTAAGTGCATCGTACAGTATCGCTAAGCGTGCTTCCAGCGTACTTTTAAAGTCTACTCCATTCCATGATACAGGGACCGGGCGAATCTTTTCATAGCGTTTGTCTAGCATAATCTTCTCCATATTGCTGAGTATACAGGTATAGAACGATCAGAGCAAACAGCTAGTATTTTTGATTCATCCTTGACAAAGCCGGGAGCTTCGGGTATACTGCGTGCATAGTCCGAACAGGGAATTGCAACTAATAACAAGGACCGCAAAGAGTAGCCGCAGCTTATAGCCCGTTTGGGGTTGTCAGACAGAACCATTTCAATCTCCTTACTTAAAGAAAAGCGCCTAAGTGTCTCAGGGCGCTTTTCTTTTTGCATCATTCGTTGACAATTTGTAATGGATCTGTTATAATTTTCAACGAAAGGAGTTGAGCATGATTCAAAATCAGCGCGGTTATTACGCATACAAAGCTAGGACAGCAAGGCCGAAGTCAGGAAATACAAAGGCGGCGCACCTTATTGCCGATAAAATAATCTTAGCAGCAATGCAAGAGGGTGTCCTTTTAGACAATCTCGTAGCGCAATATCGTGAAGTGTTCACTGATGCTACCTCAGATGGTATTAAAGGAGCTTTGAAAAAGATTGCAGACCACCACAGAAGGCAGGTGCCAGATGAATCCTAGTGGCTTGCTTATCAGTATTGAAGGCTTGCCTATTAGCGGCAAAACAAAGCAGGTATTAAATCTGTTCAACTGGCTTTGTGACAACGAACTTGAATGTATCGCGTGTAAAACTCCGGGCGGCACAACGTTAGGACGGGAAGTTAAGCATTTGCTTTACGGGAGGCCAGATTTACGCAAAGGTCTCAACCCATTCTCAGAGACGTTTTTGATGCTGGCTGACATCGCTCAGCTATACGAAGAAACAGTATTGCCTTGCCTGAACCACAATAAATTCATTGTTGTGCAAGAAGGCGGCATTAGCACGCTTCTTGCCTTGCAGAGCGTTAACCCTGATGGAGACATGTTTATCGCTCCGAACAGTGTTTTAGCTGTGCAGGGGAGGAAGCCGGACCTGACCATTTTCTTAGACTGCACTGTGCCGACAGCGCAAAAACGCGCTCAGCACTACGCTTACCCTTACCACTACACCGGGACCGAACTACAGATAATGCGTGATTCGTTCTTTGTTCAGGTTCAAGAAAACCCGCAAACCATGCGCTATGTTAACGGGGAAAACGAACCTGAAGCAGTGATTGAAGATATATTGTTCATCATCAAACCATTGCTGAGAGAGAGGCAATACATTGACTGAAATACCAGAGCACTTAGATAGAAACCTTGTGCCGATAGAAGTGGGCAGCGTTATTGCTCACGGCGGCGAAGGCGGCATTAACATAGGTGTCGTTACACGTTTAACTGAGCACAAAATTGAGATCAAGCGCTTTTGCGTTGACATGGAGCATATACCGGGCGAAGATTGGAGCCGGGAAAACTACATGGTCACGGGCTACTATTGGGGTAAGACCATGCTCAATAGCGCTGACAGGTGCATGGTCTTACCTATGACCGAACAGGATATAGTAATGCATTTTTTGATGGCGCATCGCATAGGTGAAGTTTTGCCGCCACATGAGCGCACACGAAACATCACCGAGATACCGAGCGATGGTACTATAGGCTAGCTAAACTCATGCAATGAGAGTATAGTGACTGTGCAAGGAGCGCTCCTTGCACAGTCTTTTTAATTCAGGAGAACATAGCTATGAACGACGCAACTCAAGTACAGGTTGTTGTTGCATGGATGATGAATCGTCTTGGCAACATGTCTGCCGCAAAACAACAAAGTTTTATCTCTTACATGGTCGGGTTAGCGCTGACAAGCACCCCGCCTGTTAACGCTCAAACCGTGATCAGTAACGTAGTTAGCGCTTTGCCTGCTAACACTTTCGGAGCTTTTTACGAAATTGCCAGCGATATTGAGCCGCTTTCAACACCAGCACCGACAACAACGACTACTACAACGCCAACTGCCTAAAAGTACCGAGTAGTAGACTCAGCAATACGGATCGGCTATACTGTTTGTATTACGAAACACACGCGCCTCTTCTCCTTATTGCATTTTAAAGATACCTGCCTAAAACCCCCTTTAGGCAGGTATCTTTTGTTATAATTATTAACGCTGCCATATAGACATAGTTTATCAGTCGCCTTATGTTAATGTGCTTCTTTTATGGCATTTTCCGCTTTCATATGTTATAATTATACTGCAAGTAGGGCGCTATATTGCTGATTTAACAAGGGGGTGCAATTATGTGTCAATGTATGTTTTGTGGTCATAATATGCGTTATAGTCGTGCTGTAAATTACGCCGGGAGATTGTTCATTTGTTGCGAGTGGTGCGAAACACTTCTGCTATACTATGGACTATGCGCGGCCTTAGCGCAATGTATGGATTGCGGCGTAATACTGAGTCAGTCACCGTTCAAGGGGCGTGTGTTTCTTGACAGGGAAGGTAAGCCAAACCTGAGCGTAGGACACTCACACGGTATCTGTGAACCGTGTGCTAAAGCCAAGTATGATAGATGGATCGAACAAAAAGCATTAAGGAAAGCTGAGCAAGAGGCTCTTGCAGCCAGTATCTTGCAGGCAGTATAATAACAAAACAAGCCTACTCTTTCTCCCGTTATACTGTCTGCCAGCAGTATAACGGGTCTTTTATTTGGACGCAAATTTTTACGGAGCGCTTCAAGATGAAGTGCAGCGCCTTAACAAAGCAATACACAACGGCCTATCTCCTACGATCTACCGCGCCGGGACCACGTATATCATCGAATATGCTGAGATAGAGGCGAATAGAATATGGTTTAGTGTTATCCGCTTAGAGTGGAATTACATCAACAAGCATTTTTATATACCTTACGTTGAAGAGAGAGAATTTTATTGCTTGGGTCAATGGGAATGGGCACATATTTTATGTCAATCAGGAATCAAACGCAACCCGTACTTTACACTGCGGCAGAGATAGAGTATACTTCCGAGGTCTACAATATAGCCTAGACAAAAACGCTGTAGAAAATAGCGACCTACAGCGTTTTATTTTTGCAACTGCTGTGCTATAATTCGGTGGGGTAACTTGCTTAGGTCAACAAAAGTGCTCGGACGCTGGTATGCCGGGCGCTTTTGCGTTTATAGGTTAATAGTACTCTTGACAAGCTATGCAATACATGCTAATATTTCTTTACACACAGTTATGTAGCAACTAATAAGGGCTGTTGTCTGACTTGTGATTGTGCGGAGAACTATCTGCAAGGATGATCCGGGTTTGCCGCCTCAAGGCATAGGCTGACCGTCCGAATACGGTTTTTGCGCCTAGTCGCTGAGAACACATTGTTTGAATAACAATGCAGGAAGGGCCGACACCTTCAGGGCGCACCGGGGCTTAGCCCCTACCCACGTGATGTAAGAGTACGGGTCAGCGTTCAGGAGAGCGTAAACAACGCTTAACCTACAGTGCTTCAGTTACAATTTCCTTGCCGTGAATGGCTTTATTAGAAGGATCTTACTTGCTGAGCCAGCATCGCTCACCCGAAAATTCTAGCGTGAAAATGTGTAAGTAGCCATACCCGGTATTTGTGTTCCGGTGACACGTGATAGTGTTTTATGTGGTGAAAGCACAAAAGCAAGGCACTGCGATCAGATTGGTTGGGCCAAATTTTGCCGACATAGGCAAGAGAAAAGCCGCTCACTACTTTGGAAACAAAGACAGCAATGACCGAAGCACTGTCCTAGCGGGGATGGCAGCAGGTAACATTGCTGGTGATGCCAGAAAGCTCGACTTGAAATTCAGTGCCTTACTTTTTACCTGAAGCATTTTATTGTGTCTCTCTCCCAAAGGTATCAATTCTTCGCTTCAGGTAAAATTTTGTCGAGATGGTGTAACGGACATAGCACAACTTAGTAGTCCTCTTCTTCATAGTCACAGTAAATGTTAACCTCTTTACGGTGAGTGTCGAAGAGACGAAAGGTAGGTAAGCGGGAGCAAGGTTAACGCGTTAACCAGCTTTAGAGTTCGATTCTTCCGCCTCGGCTTTAAAAATCCTAGCATTGCTTGCAAGCAATGCTAGGATTTTTTATTGCACATGTTGACACTGATGAGCTTATCAGGTATAATAAATGCAGGTATTGTTAGTGACAGTCAGGAAAAACACGAAGATACCTTGCTCAGCAAAGAGCGAATAGGCTTCCAATAGGGTACAAAATTTGTGGAGCCAGCCGTTAAGAAAATAAACGCTGCAATTGCAGCGTTTATTTTTGTTCAACTACATAGCATTTATACTTTGTGTCATCCTGCTTAACTGCACCGAGATAGTGTACCGTCTGCTTTGATTCATCTACCGTATGAATCTTGATAAACGTGCGGGGCCTTCGGCGCATCAAAAGCAGGTACAAAAATGGCGACATTGCCAGAGAAAGCACTGCCGCCACGATGTAAGGATACATGTTCACCTCAACTTGCAATCAATGCATACTCGCTCGCTTTTTCTTTTGCTATGCTAGGCCCTGCTACCGGGCAAGCGGTATAGCTCAGTATGCCCTTTTGTTTACGCGTTAACAAGAACTGCGTCTGATCTTCACGCAAATGCCAGTCATCCACGTAAAACACGATGGTTTTCTTGTTTTTGCTTACTGATCTGATTTTATCTCCGAAATGCAAAGGAAAGCCGTTAATCACCATATAATAGTGAGTCACGTGGTTAACTTCAACCTTTACAATGTATTTTATGTTCATAGGCGTCTTTCCTCCCCCTCATATCAAGAATATGCAACATGTATCATGTTTGTCAACTGCTTTTCACTAGCTTTGGATAAAACCTTACATCTTCAAACTGCGCAAGGGGATACCAGTATGTTTTGTACTTCCCTATTTCTCCGTAGGCGGCAAAGTCAATGTCACCGCGCCGCAAGCGCTGTCTGATCGAAGCAATAGCGTATTCCTTGCCAAATCGTTGCATGAGCAGGCTTACTATGCCTTCCTCATTGATCAGTTCTCCGTATTTGGCTTCAACGGCTGAAAGTTCATCGAGCGTCGTAATCTTTACGTGTTCGTAGCGTGGCTTGTTTGCATTGGCACAGTGAAAACGCAACTCTCTTAATTCTTCTTCCCTGAAACGATAACGCTTGGCTTTCCCTACCTCTTGTTTCTTGTATTCCTTTCCACTACGTAAGACAGCGTGATAAAATTTGTCTTTGGTTATCTTCACGCCACGCGGCCCCCATATTTTCTGCAAAAAGGCAACTGCCTCAGACGTGCTATATAAATGAAATGTAGTTTCCTGCATTTTTCTCTCCGTCCATGAATATTAAAACCTTGACAAATTATAACAAATCCTCTATAATATGTCAAGGTCGGTTGTACGTACAACTAGTAGTAATGACCTATTATCAACGTCACTGAAAATGGATAAGGTATTATGGCGCTATGCGAAAACCACAACTATACATTGCAATAACAGGTGTGGCTTTGCTGGCCCTACTCTACTTAGCAAAGAGGATACCCATGATACTTGATCCATTGAGTAACAGCGATTTAAGCGATGATGAAAGGCTTGTGTTCAGGTATCTTCTTACCGTCTATGAATTGTCTCAGGTGCCGCTTTACGACATTCCGAAAGACGCTGAATCAGTCAGGATATTTTGTACTATCAGCCGGGTCGGATACTGTAAAGAGTGCGCGGCAATTTACATAGATCTTGACGGGATCTGTCCTCAGCATCACCTTCTTGCAAAGGTAGACAGGGAAACCTTCAAGGACAGGGTATTGCAATGGGAAGAGCTAAGGAAAGCATATTGTAAACACATCAAAATGCAGACCATGACCCGAATACAGGCTATTAAAATGTACAGGATGTTAAAACATCCGTTGGAGAGATAGACATGGGAAACGGCATGGTTATATTAGCGGCGCTTCTACCAGTACCACCTAGCGCAAACAGCGCAAATAAGCGCAACCGCTACGGAGGCGTATTCAAAGATCAAAGCGTTGTCCAATTTCGGGCCGATGTACACAATGTTCTCAACAACTACGAGCGTGCGATGGATAAGCGCTTGTTTGGTATACATCGCCTTGACTACATCAATTGGGCGGCGATTAAAAACAATGAGCAGGCGTACAAACTGCGCACAAAAACAGCGCTTTCCATGCGTCGGCGCTGGCGCATCATTGTCCACGTCTTTGTAAATGAGGATAGGCGTGACGCTGACAATTGCATCAAAGAGTTTCAAGATGCAATCTGCAAAGCGATAGGTGTTAACGACAAATGCATCTCTGATGTATCGCTGGCGCTCATTGTTAACAAAGATTGTGAACCACATGCAGAAGTGGTTATCAGAGAAGCTACTGATGTATGGCAGCCGGGTAGCCTGCTGGAATACGTAAAGCTAGAACTACACTTAGGGGAATGTTATGAAGGTGATCGAAGCTTGGACAGAGCAGGGTAACTATCTGGTTTGTGATGGGCGATGTTACGAGCCGAGAGAAGATAAACCAGTAATTTGTAGATGCCTCTGTCAAGGCTTTAATCATGCGGCTGGCTGGCGCAATGCTGTATGGCGTACTCGCGCTAACGTAGCCAAGTGGATCAATGAGCACGATGCCAAGCAACCGGAAGGCGATAAAATAGTACGCTGGACGGTTGCTTTTGCCGTGTCAGGGCGCTTGAAGCGTGAATACATGTGGAAAGATGAGCGCTTTGAACCTCATTTAAAGCCAAAGAACAAGGTATATGGGAAGCATGCTAAACAATGAAGAGTACGACTATACATTTTATACGGACACCGAGCCTGATACACAAAAGTTTATGCTTGAAGCCATATCAGATTTTTGTGACAAATGCATCGGCTACCCGGACGCTGTATATATCAACTGTTGGCGTAGAATTACAACGCTCGCGCCTGACAAATGGCTTAGTATTAAAAGCGGCGTCGTACCCGTCTTGGTAAAATCTCCGCAAGATAATGACATACCAGTATTCTTAGATAATATACCGTTACCTGCGCATGTTGCCTTATGTATCCGCAAGAAAGCTACCCCACCAACTAACGTTGTACCACCTGTACCAATTGTAGGAGAGTCATAAGCAATGAACATGCTTCCCATCATTTACTGCGTACACTGCGGGGCAAAAGCCGCGCCATGTCTTTTCCTTTGCGCACAATGCGCCCGTGACGGTCAAAAACTACCAAACAACTATGATCCTGAGCACCAATTTCATTGCTCTTTCTGCGGAGAAGGCTTAAAAGACTGGTGGGATTTTGACGCAAACGGCTTCTTAAAAAGCAAAGACTATCTTTGCATTGGTTGTGACTTTGCCGAGCAACGCAATAGAGCCATTGCAGACGACAATGTTGAGTACTTACCGCGTGCCATCGAGTATATTGAAGAGTGCTTGAGAAATCCGGCATTGCCAGAGCATATCAGACATAATTTCATTGAGCACAAAAAACACTTTGAACGCAGAATTAAACATTAAACCTATTGACATTGTGTAATGAAAATGTTACAATCTTAAACAAGAAGGAGAGTGCATAACAACCCTTTATAATTTTCTAAGACATATTGCATTGAGGAGAACGCTTTTATGAATATGCGGAGCAAAATACCTGGCACAAACTTAAAACCTGCCCCACAACTTGACCCCAAACAAATTGAGTTACGCCTTAAACGTGGTGCTGCATTACTCCGTTGCGAAAATGACGAAGAATACAAAGAACTCCTAGACACGTATCAGCTTAACTCAGGAGCGCCATCTGACTACCAGAATGCAGCGCGTATGTATTGGATGACTGACCGTTTTGACAAGAAACTTGTCACGCTCTTGCCCTGGTCTGTCATGCTCGAATTATCGCGCCCGACAAAGCCGCTTGACGTGCGCGAGATGTTGTCTGACCTCTGTATATGGTGGACCGAAGCCCGTAGCATGGAGAATGTACCCTCACAATACTACTTCCCGACTGAGAAGAGCCTTGTGCTTGCCGTTGTTGATCATCCTGACATCTACCGAGGCGACTTAGCTATCTTGCACGCTAAGGCAAAGATAGAGCGCGGTCTACCGTACACTGAAGAAGAGTACTCACTGAGTGAAAGCCCGACGCCTGACCTGATTAGCCGCGTGCGCAACGACAGAAACATCGTTGTTAGCAAAGCAGTTGACAAGGCCATTGCCGAGATTGCAGCCGCTACCAACAACGGATTTGTCAAGCTGAACGGCGCTATACAAATCGAGGAAAGTCAAAAAGTTCAAGCGGCGCTGACTGAGATTCAGGCGTTGATTTCTGACTTTAAAAATGACGACAATCAGGTTATCATCACCTCGCTTCGCAACCACGCCAACGGCTTAGAGCGCCAGCTAACCAACGCTTTGCAGGTAAACGAAGATCTACAAAACGAAAACGAAGCCTTGCGTGGTGAACTGGCAAGGCGTGACGACGTTGACGCAGAGAACCGGGCGCTTCGTGATCAACTTGAAGATCTTCGAGCAGGCATTATGATGCTCGTTGAACGATTTGGCGGAACGAGCCAGCAAGTAATGGTGATCGACAAAGAAAAGATTGTCGAAGCCGCGAACGCTTAAAACTTAACACAACAAACGCATCACAAAGGGGGTCTGAACAAGGCTCCCTTTCCTTGTAGGAGAACAAGCATGAACAGATGGACTAATGTTTACCCCTGGCATGGTGACGACGCAAAGACGGAGCCGTTGATTGCGCCTGAGCCTTACAATCCTATACCAGTGCCAATACCTAAGCCTCTTGCTGAGGTTCTAATCAACGGCGTAACATGGGCCAGTAATGGCTATTTTACGGCGCATTTGACCGATTTAGGCACAATACACGTCTTAACATTTGGAAGCATGGAATACTGTGCTAACGACATAGATGATCTACAGAACTACTTACAAGATCTATACAACGAACGCTTGCGGGATGACTTTGAAACATACATCAATATAGCAAAGTTTTACAGCGTAAAAGATCCAGTATGGACAGAAACGGAGGCTATTTAATGGAAGAGAAAAGGCCGAGAGGCAGGCCGCGTAAAACGGACGCAATGAGACAAGCCGAACAAAAGGCGGAAAGACAGAAGTTTCTCAGCAGCAACCCGGACATCAAATTAGTTGATGTAAAAGAAGCCGCATGGCTACTGCGTTGGGACAAAACAACGGTACGGCGCTACATCTTGGAAGGCCAGATACCAGCAACGATGAATCCGCGCAATCCACTCGATCTAGCTGAGGCAAATGGGCTAAAAAACAATCACCGATCTAGCAAAGTTCGTTACCGTATCCAGAAGAGCTTTCTTGCTCACATGATCTATGGCAAGTACATCAATCAAGAGTTACAGCCAATGTCAGAGCAGGAGCTAACCGAAGCCATTAATAAGCTCAACGCCTCGCTCAGAGAGTACGAGGCCGAGCTAGAACAGCAGGAAGCCTAAACATTGCCTTACGACATGAGCAACACGCACGATCTACGGGGGAATATCGTGCTTTTTCAAAGTTACGGCATGACACTTGCCGAAGAAGAGGCCGCAAGCATCGTTAAAGCTGTTACGTATGGCCCATACGTACATGCGGCAATCATTGTAGACGATAAGTTAAACCTTATTGAAGCAAGATTGGATGGTATACACCGTGGCGTACTACTTACGAAAAATAATGGAACTCCTAGCGCCGATTATCAAATCTGCACTATCTACAGCAGTAACCACGATTCTAACGGACGTGTTACACCAATTGATAGTAAAGCTGTTGACCGAGCTATATTATGGTTGGAAAAGCAAGCAGACGCCGACACACCGTATGGATGGTGCGATATAGCAACGCAGGGGCTAGACTGGCTTCTCATGGGACGTAAGCTCATTGTTGAGCAGCCCGGTAGGTATGATTGCAGTAACCTTGCTGCAATGTTTCTGGCAATGTGCGGTGTAAACCTGCCTTTTCCCCGGCCTTTCGATGTATCCCCTAACGATCTTGCTGAGTTCTTTGGTCTACTCCCAAACAGACACAGGGTATACCCGAAATAACTTTTTACATGTATAATAAAAGAGACGGTCATTTAACTGATCGTCTCTTTTTACTTGCAGGAGAGAGAGCATGATTGAACTTACCGAAGAACAGATAGCACTAAAGAATACAATTCTTGATGAATTAGGGCTACTCAAGTTTAAACCGGGGAACTTAAACGGGGATAAAGTTAGGAAAGCAGCCGCAGCAAACTTTGCAAGAATGCTGGCAAAACACACGCTAAACTTTGAGCCTATTGCTTATTGTCTGTTTGCGAATGACATTTTTCTCTTTATCATGGAAGTTGCTGATTTTGGCGATATTGGCATTGATGACATTGAGAGCACAAAAAGCGCTATAGAGTACGTCATTGATGCGATGTTTGAAATATACCCTAATAAAAATGACGATTATCGCAAGATCATCCTTGCCAAGAAACTAAAATACCTTATCGCTACGCACCCATTGTTTAGGCCGGAGCTTGACATGGTTGACTAGAGCGAGTACAATATGTGTGACGTAGGTACGAACACGACGGGACCAAGAGGCCCTTGCAACAACAAGGCAGGTTGCAAGGGCCTCTTGACATCTATGATACAATAGGAGTACAAAACATTAAACCATTCCGGTTAATGAACATGCTCTGCAAACAAGGCAAGAAGTAATATGCTTCTTGCCTTGTTTGCTTCTCTATGCTATGCTCTGTTCGTGACCCATCACTATCCTGCCACACTATACCAGTGACAAAATAGGCTGTGCGAGTATCGACCCTACTTGTACAGCCTATTTTGTACGTTCGCCCATAGTTCAGGGTATTGACGACGCATCGGGTCAAAGACGTACGCCACGTTAAACATGTCCATTGTCGCTGCGTACTCAAGCCATTCTTCAGGGCCTTCAATGACGTACCCGGTGGTTTCCCACTTTTGCCATCCCCTTTCTTTGGCTAGCTCTAGCAGGTTTACAGCGAGCAAACAATGAGCGCAAAAATTGTACGTAACGCCTTCAACCTCAACACCTTTACCGTAATACGCCGGGTATCTATACCGACCATCCCACCGGGTACTATTGTCGTGACGGTGAGGCTCCGTAGTATCGTGCATGCAGCCTGTTCTGATGCAAGGATATTTCACTTTCTGCACTACGCGGTATGGCTTGTGTGGCGCAAAACCCTGCAAGGCTTGATGTACTTCCGTTGCTGCGCACCAAAGATCACCCGGTGTTGCTTCAAGACAAAACTGTAGCCAGTTCTCCCGGCCTGCCTTAATGTAGTACACATCGCTACATGGCGCTTCCTGCATTGACCATGATCCATCTTCAAACACAGGCATACTTACGCTGTCCCGGCGCTTCCAGTACATGTCACCGAAGCGATACCCAACAAGTCTTTCTGTGTTTGTCTCTTGGTCTACGATAGTACGCGCAATACCGCCATCCTGCATGATTCTGTAGGCTGCTACGTGAGGGCCGCACCACCAGTTTTTGTAACGATCCCGATACTTGGCAGGCTTACCGCATCTCAGACATGCATTTATTGCGTCTGTAGAGGCCGTGGAAGGGCTTTGTTTTTCTTCCTGGGGCAATGACACTGCCTCATCTGGTAAAGCCTCTTCTTGCGTTCGGGGAATACGAGAAATGGCATCGCTGTAGTCCATGCTTGCTGCGTCTACTACAACAGGCTCAACTTTAACCCATGTGTTTTTGATCGCCCATCGCTTTTCAAAGTTCTTGACGCCGTTTTCAATCAGCGCTTTGACGTTACCGCCTTTGAGATAGTATTCATCCATGTCCCATTCATTAGGGGGATGAGCGATGATGCTGCGCTCAATAGCTTCGTGCCAGAATTTTGCAGATTTGCGGCCTGCTTCGTCTGATTCCTGGCAAAGCACCCATACGCTGACGCCAGCTAAGAATGACGCGGTTGTCAAGAGATTGTCCTGAGCGCCATCTGCTGACTGCGTAGCCGCAGCGCCATAGCCTGACTCCTGCCAAGCGATTGCAGCGTTAATTTGTCCCTCATGTAGTGACGCGGGTTTGCCAGATTCTAAGCCAATGGTGTACAGGCTTCTTGCCTTGAGGACACGAATAACATGGTACTTCGGCAACTCTTTACCGTGTTCAGCAAGGTACTCTTCAATCTCTGACGGGCTACGACGTATTGAAATGCTATAAATTTGCTTTCTACCCGCTTCCGGCCCGGTACGCGGTATGTGAATCTCAGGTATAACTATGCCACGTGGCACAAGAATATCCTGTGTATCGACAATGCCCCATAGCGCCGGGTCATCAAAGCGTGTCTCAGGGTTATAGCCGATGCAAAGAGCGCGTATTGTGGTTTCTCTTAGACCTCGCTCTATTAGGTATTCCAGTGCAAGAGCGCCTTCCTCGGTTTCCCATAGATTGTACATACACTCTTCGACAAAGGACCATGCAATATCCATAACTGAAGTGTCAGGTAGCATAACGCCAGTAACGCTAGGATCTGTCTTTACCGTGGCTCCGGTGCTTGCGCTGGTGTACTCAGTGATATCAAAGCGCATCAGAGCTTCATAAAAGCTGATTTCGTACACCTTGCGCATGACGCCAATGAGGTCGCCAGTACGTTTGCAGATGCGACAGCGAAAAATGGGGTGCTCGTTTGAGCCAGCGCCAAAGATAGGGCGCTCATGAGGCCACCAGACGCACCGATCTTCACCGCCTGAATTACCGTCTAACTTACAAAGGGGGCAGGGAGAAAAATACTCCCCACCATTGGTACGTGTCTTTTTATCCTGCAAGGTTTGTAAGTGCAGGTGCATCAACACTTTGTCAATTTCTGGTATTGCAATGTTTGCATCAATGAACGGCGCTTGCATTTACAACTCCTTCAAATTTGATTCCGGCACATTGGATATCCAGTGAATACCGCTTCTGTTATGAGGGCTAGTTATAACATTGTAGTAGGCAAAACCGGAACTGGTAACGATCCTGTTGACTACCTTGACCTTCCAATACCGTGTACGCCGCTTACCTTTATCGCTAATCTTTAGCTTGTGCGTTGCCTTGAATTGCTCCATCTTCTTCATCCCTGTTTCTTAGTACTGTGCATATTTCAGCCGGAAGCTCGATGTTGCGCCAATCTGCGTAGTTTCTAAGCGCCTGCACTGCCAATACTGTTGCATCTAGCGCGGTATCAACATCGTGCATGCTCAGCACTGCTACAGCAAGGTTTACAATATCTTGCGCGGCAACGAAGATATCATCGTCACACTGTGCAAGGCGCTCACTCGCTATCGGATAGTTCTTCTGCATCTTCTTCCTCTTTGCTATCCCACGCTTCAGGTCTACCGTCAACCGGGGCGGCTGAGCGCCACACCGTTTTACCTTTGTTCTTGCCTCCCGTAATTTCAGTTGAAGTAAACCCGGCAGCAAGCATTTCGTCTGTGCTCATGCAATGACGTGTGCGTAGCTGGTGATCACCAACGCGATGCGCAAAGAACGTACCTTTGTGACTAAAAAATTTGTCGCAACCACTACACTGATACATATAATCCCGACCTTTCAGAATTTGTTTATTACAATCGCCTGAAATCAAGAAGGCCCTTTAATAAAATGACTGGCATAATTTACCGTCCAGCAATCAATGGGCCTAAAATCGCGTCAGGCGATTCAAGAAATGGCATTCGTCATTTGACGTAGTTGTATTGTAACAGAAACATTACAAATTGTCAACATCGCCGGAAGCAAAAATGTGGATCTTCCACAAAACCGTATCCTTTTCCACAAAAATGCAAGGCCGCTCTACAGGCGGCGCGAAGGCACTGGTATATACCAATTTTCCACAAATTTGTCCAACGCACTCAGGGCAGGTGGGGAGCGGCGCGAGGCATATTTTTTGACAAAATTGTGGAAAAAACTGGGGGAAGAAATATTGAAACAAAAAAATCGGCAAAATTATCAATCAAAAAATATAACAATGCAAGGAAGCCTACTTGTACGTACAAATATCCCTATATTATACTATATCTATATATATTATATTATATATATAATAAATACTATTTGGTTTTATTTTAAAACGTCACTTTTTTGATAGAATATTATAGTAATAATGTTATATATATAAATGTCTACTTGTATGTACATGTCGGCCTCTTTGCATTGATATTTTTGTTTGTGTGTTCTTTCCCCCATTTTCTTCCACAATTTTGCTAAAATATGCCTTCGCGCCGCTCTACAGGCAGGCTGAGTGCCTTGGACAAATTTGTGGAAGTTTGGTATATACCAGTGCTGTGAATTGGCTCTGCAAGCGGCGCTATCATTTTTGTGGAAAAAAATGCAGATTTGTGGAGAATCCACAAAAAGGGACCGCGCCGTAAGATCTTACGGCGCGGTCCCTTAGCGTTGTTGAAGCTATTGCACAAGCCCGGAAGGGACTTTAAGCGTAGGCAGGGCATACTTTACGATAGCGGAGCCATTCTTGCGCGAAGGGGGCTTCTTTGCACTCTGTATCGCATCTTCGTCAAGCATGTACTTCAGGCTTTTCTGCACAGCCTCTTTGTCGATCTTTGTGTCCCGGCTAATGTCAGAAAGTGTAACCCATCTTCCTGCTTTGCTCTGGCGCTGAATATAGGTGTATACACGGTCCTCAGAGATTTTCTTGAGTGTTGGAGGCGGCGCAAAACAAAACTGATAGAAACTATGCATACTCGGACGCCATAGCGTCTCTGCAATCTCTACAGCCGCGTGGACGTGGCAAAGCTGGATCTTGTTGCACGCGTCGTAGTGAGCCAGCATAGCGGCGCAACGCAGTATCTTGACCGTCAGACGGTTGTAGTTTGGCGCAATCTCAGGCGGCACAAGGCTTACCTTGCGGCTCAGCCTGATTATTTCCGCGCTGTATGCGTCAAGATAGTCTGAAGCTTCCTCAGTCAGTTCAATGGCCTTTTCAGGATAAGGCTCAGGAGCAAGCTTGTATTTCTTGCTGCCTTTTGTCTCAGTCTCTTTCGCCTTGTCTTTCTTGACGATGTTGACACGCGGTATGTTCAGGCGTTCGTGATAGCTCTTTAACCCGTCGTAGAGGTCGCTAGGTATAAAGATGTTGCCTTTGATACGAACTATCTCTTCATCCTCTGGTGGAGCAGGCGCAACACAAAGCACCATTCTGGCAAAAAAGCCATTGTCGAAGCCATCTAACACGCTTTGCATCTTTTTGACACTGCTAAACGTCAGACAGCCAAGCCAGCTAAGGTAAGGGTTTTCAATGGTAAAGCTGCCATTGGTGATGCTGCTGTGTCCATCGGTGAGGCGGCTATCTTCCCATTCCAGTAAAATTTTAGGCCATTGACCCATCACAGACGTAGGATTAAACCACGTCTTGAATAACTGGCCTATTTCGTCAATGTACATACCAACTTTGCCGGACCATGCTAGCTTGAAGAGCTTCTTGCTCTGCTCTTCATACTCCATATCATCCCATTCGTCAGGGATATAGCCAGCCGCTTCGCGCTTAAACCATTCCGGTGTGCCTTCGTGCATCAAGAGATGTTTTAAGCCAAGCTTTTCCAGCACATAGAGCGCCTTCTTTGCACTGGCAGACTTACCGACTGACGACGGGCCAGCAAAGAGGAAGTACAGAGCCGTGTACTCCGGCTCACCAATGTTCGTGATCACCAAGCGCCTAGCCGTAATTACAGACAATAAAAAAAGCGCGGCGTTGACGTGGTAAACGCGTGGCGCAAACGGACACCAGCGCTCACTGAAAGGCACGTAGGACAGTAAGTAACTCATACCTTCTGTCGCAAGGTCATGATTAGGGCGTACTCTCTCCGGTATGGCAGGCATTTCATCAGGTTTTATCTCAATAGGCGGAAGATCGTCTAGGCTTCCGTAGTCCATCAGGATCTTAAAAGCCTCATCTTGGCCTCTGACAAAGGCTATCATGTCCTCTACGCCTGCTTGCGCCGAAGGGATAGAGCCGCCTTCACAGAACGCCGCATCGCAATACACTTCGCCTATTTTGTAGGCTGTGTCTGCCCATTGCCCTAATTCTTCTTTGTCAGGGAATATTACGGAATCTGTAAATTCCCCGGCGCGGAGCTTATCAATAAAGCTCCGCGCCACCTGCGCCTGCGGTGTGATGATAGTGCTGATTGAATCTGATGCGATACTCATGCTTTAACTGCCTTTCGAGAGCGTGTTTTCTTTGTTTCTAGCAAGCTGCGCATAGCCTTGATTGCCAACTCTTCTAAGCCCTTATCGCTTGTAAACTCTATCCCTTCAACCCGCTCACCATACTGCAACTGTGCTATATTGATTAGTTTTTGTTCTATAAGTGCATCTATTTTTATGTCAATATCACTGATTGACTCCGGCAATTGAGGCCAGTAAATAACGCACTCGTTTTTACTGCCTATCCTGTGTATGCGATCTTCCGCCTGATCATTGTCCCCAGGCGTCCAGAATCTATCGTTCAGGATCAAGTATGAGGCCGCAGTCAGTGTAATGGCCTCTTTTGCCGCAGCCATCCCAATGATGACCTTAAGTTTTCCGTTTTCTGACTGAAAATCATCTACGGCGCTGTCCCGATCTTCCTGCGCCACATCACCGTTAATAATGAAGCAAATGCCTTGTTCGCCGCGCTCTTTTTCAATGTTTTCTTTCAGCCAGTCAGCCGTATCTTTAAAATTGGTAAACAAAACTATCTTTTCGCCATTATCTAGCAGTTGCAACGACTGAGCAAGTGTTTGCTCTGCTTTGGCTATTGCTGCCGCATGACGAAAACGCATGTATGCATTTAAAGCTTCTGCACTGCGCATACGCTCTTCAGCGTCGTACAGTTCAGCATCTATAGAGCGCGGTGTTTTACTCTTAGCATCGAAGTATTGCTTGATGTTGCTAGGTACTTCAATGTTTTTCTCGCCCCGGTTACGCGCTTCAATAGCTTCTCTGAGTGCCTTAAGCTTTGCTTGTACATTTGCTTCAAAGCGTTGGCGCAATTCTTCGATTTTAGCATGAAACAGCTTTTCAGCTTCCGGTGAAATCTCAGCTTCAACCATGATTCTGCGCTTCTCAGGCAGATCGAGGCAGTCTTTTTTACGTCGGGTGATGATACAGGACCATGCATGATTGCGCTCACGATCCGGTTTGTACTGCGTCATGAGGTTCAAGGCTTCTAAGTTGGTCGCCCCGTCCGTTTTCCAGACGCGCTTAGCGCGTGCGCCCCGGCCATAGACCTCTTCGTGCGCACCGCAGTAATTACGCTGAAACTCGAAGCTCTTACGGTGTATCGCTTCAGGTAAAAGCATGCCTTCTTCAGCACTCTTTTTCTTCCAGATCAAAGGATAGTCCGGCGTCCAGTCCTCGCCTAACGGGAACACAAGCGGGTGCTTGACAGCCAACAACAACGGATACAAGTTAATCGGGCGTCCGTTCTTTGCTATGGTGCCAGTCATGGCAAAGAGGGCCTTGCAGTTAGGGTGCCATGACAGAGAGATGAAATTCTTGCTCTGCTGACTCGACATGTACCCGGCGTAATGTGCTTCATCTCCGATTAAGACAAACGGTGAATACGGGTGTTCATTCGTTGCAATCGGCATGCCGCGCCATGTTGTACATTCAATGCTACAGCCGAGCATGGCCGCAGCCCGGTTAAACCCGGTCATATTGCTCTTCGTGGTGATAACAATAATGTTCCAGCCGTAGTAATCTTGCAGCTTTTTCGCTGCAATAAGAGCCTCAAAAGTTTTACCGAGGCCCATTTGATCGCCGCATATAACACGGCGTTTTTCGACAAAGTACCGTATTGCAATCTTTTGATGCGCAAACAAGGTCATGCCGTTTGGTAATGGCGCATCTAAGTCACCGACAATCTGAGCAAGAGACTGCTCCTTGCGTTGTTGCGCGGCCTGCTCCTGCATCTGCTGTTCGTGCTCTAACTCTAAAACCTCACGGTAGTACTCTGAGGCGGCAGGCGTCATTTGTAGTTGAGGTAAGTACTCCATGATCAACTGGAATGTTTTGACAGACTTGGGGAATGTCCACCAGCATTTTAAGCCGTAACGCACCTCTTCTTTGGTGTACGTGGCCCAGGCAAGGTTAGAGGTGCGTGCAAAAGGCCCGGTGTACTCTTTGTAGCGTGCTGAGTTTGTCTTTTCTCGGTACGCCTCTTTAAGTTGTTTCATACGCAGTGGTGCGTCAGTCTTTGGATCGTAGATGAAGTGGAACTTAATATGCCCTAGTTCAATATCAATGATGTTCTTGTCTGGTACTACGTTGGAGCTATTTTTAATTTCTTCGCGTGTCGGCAAGGTAAAGCCGTTGGGTCCTAACTGTGTATCCTTGTAAAAGTTCAGGATATTAAGCAGCGCATTCATTTGCGGGACGGTCATGGCTCTGCTGTAGGCGTATTTTTCACGCATATCATTCAAGAAGCCCATATTTGCATGGCCCCCTTTAAAGCCTACACCGTCTCGGCTAACTGCGCCATCACAGTGACCGGACAAAAACATCAGTGCATCTACCAATTTTCTTTGTGCCTCACAGATTGTTGCTGCATTGACCATTTTGTATTCTCCTACTCTTATTGCAACAGAAAATCCTAATAAGAGTGTAACAGAAACATTACAAAATGTCAATAAGTTGGAGCGCGAATTTATTACAATTCGTCAAGAGCCAGGAAAATTTGTTTAACATCGTGGTAGTAATAGCGGCTATATTCCTGTAGTGTTTCGATCAGAAAGAATTTGACCCGTGATACAATGTTATCCTTAACAACGTCGGGCCAGTACTTTTGCACCCGTTTATAAGTAAAAAATCTGCATTTATTTAAGTCAGAGGCGTCGGCTGTCAAGGCCCATTGCATATAATCCTGATAAGCTTCTTCGTCAAGTTCATGAACTACGACGTAGCGGCTTAGTATCGCTTCTCTTAGTGCAGTATTGCGCATATTTTTAATATATTCATCAAGAGCAAGGATAGTGCCTCTTTGCTTGATATCAGCCATAAACTCTTGACCACTGTGATAATAGTCTCTCAATTGTTGCTCTCCAAGCCGGAAGAATGTATTTATTGTAACGAGCGGCAACGAATTTTGATGTGTTTTTAAAAATTCATCCTAAAAGTGTTGACAACTGTAATGTTTTCGTGTAAGATTGTCAATGTAATCACGAAGCAAGGAGATGGCGCGAATGTTCTTCGATAAAAGCGATTTAGAGATGACCGCTCTGGACATCTATCAGCTTGAAGGCAAGGACCGCAAAATCGCTGAGCTACCTTGCGTCGAAATTAGTGACGACACCGTTGAGGTGGGATCACAGCAAAACATCATGCAGAGGTACAAAGTTTTGCATGATGGCACAAAGCCGATTATGTGTGAATGTACATGGTCCAGTTATCACCCGAAAGAATACATTACCCCTGAAGGCACAAAAATCATGGGTAACGAGTGCAAGAGTCATTTCAAGCGGGTGCAATGGGCTATCGACAAACGCACAGCGCGGCTAGCTGCCGAGAAGCAAAGTAAGGTAGCGGTAAGCGTTGAAGTAAAGGCCAGTGTAGAAGTAAAACCTGCTGAGCGTAAGCGTGAACATTCACCGCTTCACGTAAAGCCATTTAGTTTGACCTAATTTGACACATTTTGACACAACAAGACACAAAAGGAGTTTAAAACTATGTTATTCGATGATTCAACCCTTGACATGCTTGGTATCCCTGAACTTGACGATGCTGCTACTGAGGAATCATCAGACTTCCTTACAGGCGGCATGGAGATACAGTATCCGCAACTTGTTTGGTTCTCTGGCTTAGCTGGCAAAAATCCCATTGTAGAGAAGGCCGGGGCTAATGAGTGGGCCGAGACTGATCAACAGGCTATCGGTGCATGGATCGAAGTTTCTAAAACACCGGAGAAGCTTCAGGAAATCGCCGCTAAGCTTGCCGAGAAAGGCGTTGTGAAGTTCGCGCATATCCAGCATGACGACGGGAAAGTCAAAGAATATTGGGCCATTAATGACCCGAAGTACCTTGTGTTGGCGCATGGCATACCTAGCCAGTGGCAGGTTATGCACTTCGACAAGACCGAAGCCAAATGGGTGCATAACACCGAGAAGGAATTAGGCATCGCACGCGGCACCATGACCATCGAGCACAAAGACATCAACAAGCAGTCAACGTACAACTTCATCTCTTGCCTTGTGATTGTCAAGCAACTCGCTGACTTGTACGTTGACGAAGATGGCAACCCGTTGCCTCTGTTGATGAGCTTCAAGAGCTTGAACGTGCGCGTCGTCCACGATGCCTTGACTGCGCATTACGGCTTCATTGCCGATCAACGCAAATGGTATGCTGGCGAACTGTTGGAAAACAAGGCTTTCAAGGCCCGCTACAAAGGCAAGAAGGAAGAGGAGCTTAAGCGTATCGCTTCCGCTATAGCGAATCGTCACTGTCAATTCTGGTCTTACTACCTGCCTCTGGACAGAAGCAAGGTCCGTAAGGAGCACAAGGCTGGCGCGAACAATCAGAATGGCGGAAGCCAGAAAGTGTATGAGCCGGAAAACAAGGCGGCTGCTACGCTTCTCTACAACAACCGTCCTAGCGCTGAAGAGGCTTTGTACTGCGGTGATGCGCTCTATGTCAAGGTCCGAAACTATGTGCTTGACACAAGCGTACAACCACCAGCACCGGGCGGCATGGCTATTGATTATTGCCGGGAACGCGTTGCACGCGCCGTTGAAAATCAGAATACTCTGAACAAATACGGCAACAACGAGTTCGGCTCTAAGAAAACCCGTCCTGATTGGATGGCTCAGCAATCTTCAAGAGCTTCGCATGGCATTGTTGAGGACGAAACTGGTATACCGGAGTCACTTCGCTCTAACCCGACGCCTGCCGCACCTAACGCCCAGGCCCGGACACAGCTAAAACTACGCATGGGGAAGATCGAGCACCTACACAAGATCTTTGAGGCGAACGCCTGTGAGGAAGGCTTTATCATCCTGCCTGAGCTTAACGAAGCTCTTGAGGAAGTTGGTCTTTCTGACACCCGTAAGGCTGAGATGGCACAGAACGCGCTTAACGCAGGTAACGCTGTGCTAGCAAGGCTGAAAGAAGAATTACAGGACGCATTTGTTGATGTAGAAGCACCGCGCCGCTTCTAGTTCAGCACAGTCAACATGGCGTAACAAATTTGTTACGCCATGTTGTTGCATTAAGGAGAGATGCACATGAGAGGCCCGAACGAACTTGACAACCCTGATTTTGACGAAGAATTGCGCAAAGGGGATGAGGTATACTTTGCAAGAGAGGATGAAGAGGACCCGAAAGGTACAATAATAGGCAGTATACCATATGAAGTATTCAACATAGGTTCAAGCAAAACCGATTTTGACTATATATTACGTTCACCGTCCGGCGAAATGCTCCGCGTCAAGACTGCCTATGTACGCGATATTGACGGTAAAACTTGCCTGATCAATGCAGAGATTTTGACTAAGGACACTACAGAGCTTTCCTTGCCGGAAATGTACGAGGACTATGAATTGCTAGGTACTGAAGAATCCCGGCAAGGTCAGTACGTTGTCATCAATCTTCCAGACGGTGAAGGCACCCGCATGAAAAAGCTGCCTATCGCTTTGTGGGGGCATTATATGGTCAAGTCTTACACTGATTTGCGCGTTGTGTCAACGCGAACTACCGTCTTGCCTATGGTCTGCTTGTCGAAGCAGCTAGAGCCGCAACGTGTAACGCCTGAAATGTTTGTAGATTGGGCAATGATATAACAAAGTAGCCGGGAGATTCCCGGCTACGTTCTTTTAGGGTAGTAAATCGGTGTCATTTTGCCGCGAACACCTTTTGCCATTTTAAACAGTTTGCGCTCTAGTTGTTTCTGTCGTTGCAGATAAGGTATAAGGTGAAATTCATCCATCTCTACATCCTCATGCGCTATCTGCATTAAGCCTGTATAGTCTCTCACATCGGGTTCTAGCTCTGCCCGTTTAAGCAAATTGCCTTCGCTGTCAACAATGTCAACGTAGGCAATTTGTGTTGTTATGACTGGCTTTTCTTTGTTCGCGGCCTTCCTACGGGATTTTTTGGCCCGATTTGGCGTGTTCGTGGCCTGCCTACGGGTCTTTTCTCCTGCGCCTTCTTTCTTTTGTCGTAGTCCCATCGCAGCAACTTCACTTTCAAGACATCAGATAACCATATATAGCTCGTTCGCTTCACAGTATACCCTAGTATATCGTGCATGGTATCCTCTGGTATCCAGTCAAATTTACCGAGGCCCTTTTGCAATCGCACCGTTTTGTCAGTGTAGTTCGGTATAAATCCGTTTGCTGACGGCGGTGTGCATTCATACCTTAATCGAAGGTTATGTATTCGGGCTGCTTGGTCGGTAGTAACATAGCCATACTTGTCGCTTACGCTGCCATATGGTACGATCTGCCTAAACTCATCTATAAATTCGCTGTCGCTCATCGGGTTTTCTGCGTTCTGTCGAAAACCGTTGTGCGTGTGCATGATAGTCAAAATTTGCTCATCGCTTAACCGATGATTCTCTACGGTAGCTGTAGTCATGGTTTTGCACTCCTTTCAGGGGTATGTTTTACTATAACATATCTTTAAGCTTATGTCAAACCAATTTTTGATGAATTTCATGCATGCAACGAGCGAGAAAGGACAAAAACATATACAACTTACTCTTGTGCCTCCAACTTCACCCCGGCATCATACTTATACATTACTTGCAAGAAGGTATCTTCTACCAGCTAGGCCGCTTCAGCGAAAAACAAGCAGACGATCTACTAGCCCACTACGAAAAATATGGTGAACTTACGCTGTGCCAGGGTGATCTGTACTCAGGATTCTACTTTTACGATCACCGTATCGAGAAATTGACTGAGCAAAAAGCTATTAAGCGCATCAAGACCCTGTAATTGACAAATACTATTACAAATGTTAAACTAGGAGCAATATTGTGGACAATACTAATTGGCGTCCAGCCCCGAACACGCGAGAAAACATCAAGACTCTTGCCGACGAACTAAATAAGGTCTACAACGGATTTGACGGGAGCATAGGCAGGATCTTAGATCGAAAATACCATGACCGTGACGCCTACGCCGCAATACGTAACTATAGGCGTCAAATGCTCGACTTGATTGAACGCATTGACTTCATGATGATGATACAACAAGGTCTAGAGCACAAGGATTTTACTGAACTTGTATTATCAGGGATGCTCAGAGCAGGCGACGTACTGACATCATTGGATTTTTTGTCAGAAATAGAGCATAGCGATGCAATAAGGCAAATCGAAAGAAAGGCGAGTAACCATGAGTCTAGGCGACGTAATGACAGTGGGCAACCTCTTAATTGAGTTTGGCTTAGCAGTACTAGCTGTAAGGGGCATCAATACACAGCAAAATCACGGTGAGCGCATCAGAATTTTTGAAATCATGCAGGAGCGCGGCGCATTGATGACAACTGAGCAAATCATGTCTCTGCCTCCGCATGTACAAGAGCAGTTGGCTATTGAAATCGAAGAGAGGATCGAAGTAGCCTACAGAGACGCACAGCGCTACAACCAGCAAAAAGCTCTGCCTGCCCCGAAGCAAGCAGCAAAGAAACGCAATGTTTCATACGCCCCGCGTGGTCATGTAGCAACAGTAAAAAGTGCTACAAACAGCTATAACCCGGAAGATGAGGCGTATGATGATGAAGATGGAGCCGTGACCATACGGCGTAGTAATAGCCCTAAAAGGCGAATGAGCCGGGAAGAAGAATGGTAACATGCACGATTTTTCTAAGCGAAAGCTTCTAGCTTTCATAGTTCTTGCGATGAGCGTGTACACGCTCATCCTTTTTATTACTGTAAAGTATTTAGAGTATCAAACGGCGCACCCTGAAACGTTGATAGTTACAGTAGTCGTCACGCCAACAACGCCCACGCCACGATACTACGAGCCGACACCTACACCTTCTAGCAATCCGCCTGTACCGCATCACAACAAGCCACAACAAGGCGGCTACACTGGTACTGTGACAGAGCCTTACGTTGCTCCTGTTGTGCCTGTACATTACGTTGTCAGGACTACAGTAAAGCCGACGATTGCATTAAAGCCACATCACTACGTTCATCGTAGTAGGCACCATCACAGGCGTCACTACGAGCATCGTAGCAGGCACCATCACAGAAAACATCACAAAATTAGGCTTGACAAATGCTAATTAGCATATTATAATAGATCCTAGTAAGAGCGTTGACGGTCCCCAACGATTCCATAGCCGGACGCTTTTACTAGGATCTTTTTAGTAAGGAGAACAAACCATGAAACCATACATTATTACTTTTTCCTTAATCGTTATTGTTGCCGCGCTGATGGCATGTTCCGGCTCTGGCTACACATCGTCTTATCATAGTAGCTACAGCTACCCGGTGAACTACGGCTATAGCTGTGTACACAGCAAGAAAGTAAAAATTAGCACAAAGTATCACCCGGTCTACGGTCTACAGACAAAGAAAACCGTAAAACACCAAACTACCTGCTACTAGGAGAGCCATGAATAGCATCAACGTTCAAAACTATATAGAACAGTGCAAGAAGCATGTTAGCCCACGTGCAGACACCCCTATGAAGAAAGAGCTAATGTTTGCGCTTGGCACTGCCGACGAAGCTGGCGAGGTCGCTGGCGTCATTAAAAAGATCCATTTTCATGAAATGGACGAAGAAGAAGGCCGCGTACGCCTGCTTAGTGAGGCTGGTGACGTATTCTGGTACTTGTTGCAATTGCTAGACATGTACGGCATTGACTTTTACGAGTGCCTTGAACACAACCTTGAAAAGCTCAACAAGAGGCATGGTGAAGAATTTAGGCCGGGTTACACTTCTGACACAGTTCAACCCCCTAAACGAAAACTAGTACTTTTGATGGGTTTTTCTGACGACGTTGACGCCTACATTGCGGATCGTCTTAAAAACAAAAAGCATGATCGTGAAATATTCCTTGCCCTGGCCTTTAACTACCTTGAGATTCTACGCGGCTTTAACAACGGCTATGAAACAGTGATCACTGACATTACGCGGGGCGACTCTGTTAGCAACGCTTTTACTGAGCTACAGGCGCGGCAACACTTTGAACACCTCGGAGTGTCCATTGAAGTAGTCAGACTTGAAAACTCTTCAGCGAATCAGGTAAAATAGCCTGACCGAAGCCCATTTAAACAGCACCGTAGCGCTACGGTGCTGTTTTTAGTATCTTGAGTTTTCATTGTTGGCGTAGTAACATGTCATATTACGATATTTTATGGAGGAACGATCAATGATTGTCACAACTGACAATGAAGTTTGGTACAATACCCTAGTTATGGAGCATGAACGCAACGCAAACTTTGCACCTGAGAACTCAGGCACTAGGAAAGCTGAAAGCGTCATCGTTGACGAACTAAAGCAAATGCAATATGATCGTTCTTTGCGTTTTACCGAGAAACAAGCGTTAACGCTACTGTGCGCAAGGCTTGCGGCGCGTCTGCACACACTACGGGAATCTACATCATTTCAGAGTGAAAAACGAACGGTGTACTATCGCTTCCTTGCCACGCACGCAAAGATCAAGCGCGAAACACCTACGTCAATTTTTCACGCGGTACAAGAATATGTGTATAATGGGCATCAAGTAACGCCAATGCAGTGCTTTTGCTTTGGCATGTTTGTTGAGTACTGTGCAAACGGCTACGACTACCGGGAAATACAAGCGTTTGTCACGCAGACGACTATGCGCGAGTGGATTATCAGACACATTGATTATTACGAAACAATAGGCAATAGGATTACGTATCAAAATCGTCAAGAGGCTATAGATGCCTTTATTTACATTTTAGGGCTATTTCATTGATTTTACTTCCTGAAAATGACCCGGCTAACGGGCATTGGCTGAACCTGTATAACTCTGCGGTGTTTCTCACAAAAAGTCTGCCAAGAGAAAATGGCATGACGTATGCGATGCAGCATCTTTTAGATGAGGTGCGCGAGATACACAATGATGAGATAGTGTTTCAACTGCGTGAAATACGTCCGTACTTTGCTGCTATCGTAGTGAAAGCATTGCAAGAGACCAAAGGGGACAGCGTATATTTTCAGGGGATACAACACGGTTACTTTCTTTTACACATCGGTTTGCGTTACCACCAGCAAGATTCTTTGCTTGCGGTCTTAAGGCTGGTAACGCAAGCCCATAGTCACCAGCTTGGTGCAACCGTGTATCGTGATGTGCTCGGATATATCAGAGATGATATCAGAAAACAGCGTCATGCCTCTCTAGACGCTCTACGAAACGATATCTTGCATTATTTTGACCGTATACGCCGATCCTCGTTAAAAACAAAAGAAAAGCAGCAGACGTTACTCGCCTGCTGCCATGTACTTCACTGTTTCCACTAGACCGTTTTGACTACCTGTGCTGGCTCATCATCATCAAAACCATCAACAACGGTGTATCCTAGCTCTGTAATCTGAGCCTTGACAGTGTTGGCGGCTCCCCATAACTCCTGATAGCGCAGATTGTTGTAAACGTTCACCAAGTTATGCGCGGCTGTTTCCGGGTCGCCTTCGTTGCTAAACTCCTTTGCCTTGTTAAGAAGCTCTTGCGCCGGATCTGCGGCCTGCTTTAATTCTTCCTGCATTTCGAGTGCGCGGCCTGCTGAGATGCTAAGACTGCTCATAGCCATTGCAGGGCTATCATCATGCGTGTAGGTACGTCTTAGGTGCTCTGCGGCACGCTTAGCCTGATACATGGCGTGCTCAGCAAAGCTTGTATGTAAAACGTCCGAAGCCTGTACACAAGCTTTGCTCCAATCAGATTTAGCCCACGCCTCTTGTAGCTCCTGCAAAGCCGTTGCGCTGATTCTGTCATTTACGCCAAGCTGTTCGTACTTTTCAGCGATTAAGCGGTCTGTCTGCGTGTCAAGGTTTGTGTCAAAGATCTGAGACAGGTTTTTTGGCCTGTAGCCACGATCCATGACCATCTCATTGAGAATGCGAAAATGATGCATCAACTTATTGTACCGATCAGAGCCGATGTCAAAACAATTCATGATTGCCCACACGTGGCCGCGCATGGTCTCAAGCGCCTCTACTTGCTCTTTCGTAGTAGGCAAAATGTTGATGTAGCTGGTGCGTTTCATGAAGCCGACAGAGCTAAGCGGGTTAACCAGATGAACGCCCAAATTAATGACTGGGATAGCGCTGGTGATCCATGTAATATCATCGCTAAGTGCCGGGTTGACTTCAAACCAATAGCCCCCGATATGCCTAACCGCGTACTGCCCTTTTAGCGTGTTTACTAGCTCTTCATCGTCAATCCAGTATGTTTTACCTTGTATCATTAACAAGCTCCTTTTGTTGTGGTTATTGTATAGGACATTTGTAACATAAAAATTACATGGTGTCAAGGTATTGACATGCGAGTAAGCATGTGTTAAAATGATTTTACCACAAACAAGTAAGGAGTCAAGCGATGGCAACAGGGTTTAATATTGATAATCCGGTCAAAATCGTTGAAGATGGCGACAAATTTGACGGGCTGCAAGGCACTGTCAAAGGCCACGATACTAACGGTGATTATTGGGTGCAGGTGCAGGGCTATGAGGGCTGTTACCGCTTTCCGCAAGAGAGCCTAAAACTAAACATTGTCAGCAATGTGCTTGAGATTGTCATTGAAAAGTACTACGACCTTCCTAGAAACCTAGACTGTGTACTTAAAGAAACAAAAGCGCTGAACCACGTCATGACAGATCACTTTACGATATTAAAATTTGACCTACAGCAAAAACTCTGGAAAGAGCTAGACAATGAGCTAGCCGCCTCTAAGAGAGACGGTGACATCATTGACTACAAGGTTACGTACTGGTCTATTAGCCCTGATGTGTCATGAGGAAGCGTTAATGAATATTGTTATAACGCCGCTCCGAGACGCAAAGCAAGAGGCATTTGCTGCCATGAATACGGCATGTCGTGGACATTTAAGAGCCAGGGCGATAGCCGGGGAATTGCTTAGTAATGCCTTCTTTGGCCGCGCCGCAAGCGACGTAGCCGAGGTGGTAAAGGCAGAGGCAGACAAGTACGGGGCGCTATGGTTTTGCCAGCATGTACACGGCGTTGAACTAGGTGAACTTATAGAAACAGGGGTCATAGGTTATTGTCTCTACATGGCCTATGATGCTATTGTAGAGGTGCAACATGATCTTGACAAAGCAGGAAGCGGCTAGATTGCCATTGCCTTTTCTCTCAGGCGGCATGCTCTTCATGGCAGGATTGCTATTCTGGACAGAATATACGTTCAGAACGGACTACATGTTTTTTATGTTGGGCGCATTCTGCCTGTATGGGTCACAATTCCCGATTCGATCAGGTTTAATTATATTGGAGGCGTATGAATCCAAATACAGTACTTATGCTCTTTGGGACTTACTTAAGCATCAATAAGTTCCTTGACGATTTTAGCAACTGGACAATGTACCAGACCGACCACTACAACGGTGACTACAAAAACGTCTTTGCACATGGAGAACATCAAATCATCTCCTTTTGCGTTGTTTTGCGTGATACGAAGTTCATGCGCATAGACGAAGCAGCTACCAGACATGGCGTTGCTTATTGCGGCCTTGACGGTACGCTAGGGCATGTGGCACCTTCCAACACAATGCGTATGACAACGCAAAAGGCTGTAACAGACGCATTGATTAAGCTAGGTGCGTTGTGATCGAAATATTGTGCTCAGGCTATCCCGGTCTTATTGATGAAGAGTTTTGTAAGTTCATGACCATGCAGCTTAACGATGGTCAGACGCATCGTATGGTACGGTGGTTAGACACTGGCAATAGTAACCATTTAGTGTACTATCTGCTGAACGAGGACATAGCCGCCAACATCGAAGCTATAAAGCGCTGGTGTGGCAATAATATGCGACACATCGAGCGAGTACAAATAGGATACGGGCATAGTGGGCGACTTACTACGTGACATTAATCAAGCCGTAAAAGACGCCTTTGCATTGATACCCCGCGCTATGATGGCAGTCTTAGACATAGCTGTTGAGTGGTGGGGTATCATCGTATTTCTTGGCTTTATTTTCGGCGTAGTCTTATGGGTTGCGTTCAAATGACAGAGTTTACAGGTCATGATTGGCCTTATGAGCCGTTAGAGCAGCAGAGAAAGGCGCTAAAGGATGGAGAGTACCATATCTTGCTTGCAGGCGAAATCTACGACGTTGACGCGATACACGCGATTATCACAACACTATCATTCTTGCAACGATACGGAAGGCCATTTCACCGTCTCTATAAATTGGTCAGGCATCGGCCTAGCTCAGTTAGTAGTGTCATCAGGTGCGAGATCCCGTTTAAGCATCAATCATTTACAGTCTCATCGCATCGAATTGCGATGCTCCGCATGCTGTTGGAGCACTGTAGCGATAGCACCTTATATGAGATAACACACTGTAAAAATGGTGAGTTGATCAGTGAAAAGAACTTTCCTGAGTACGAGCCAGGGGCCTTAAATGCTACGCTGGAAGCCGCGCTAAAAGAACGAGGTTGGGTAGAGCCAACAGGCAAGCCGTTTTACGACACAATAGAACAATGGCAGGAGCGTAAGAAGCTAGGCAAGAAAGCCCCGGTGTTGTCGATACACCGATTTTACGATGAACTAGCACACCTATGGAGGAAGAAGCGATGAATGAATACCGCAAACAGGACCTAGAAGAAAGGCATCGGCTAGGCAGAGCAGAGTACAAGCGTCGGCTTGAAGCGTTAAAGATTGTTACTGACGATATACAAGAAACGAGAGTAGCCCTAGCGCGTGTATGGCTGGCTGAGCACTATCCTGACGAAGATGTTACCGTAACAGCATCACCGTCGTCTCTGGAAAACATTGCGCTAGGCTTCCACATAGATCACAAAGTATACGCATACCGTGTCGGGGGTCCTGAGACTGCACAGATAGCGCGTGAGCTAGTTGATTACTTCAACACCATCGGCGGATTTAACTTTATGTTTTCCCGTATCTAAGCAAAGCCCGGTAGAAAACTCATACCGGGCTAATATTTTGCCTAAAACCCTATTGACATATGCGTATTAGCATGGTATATTTAATCCATCAAGGCGAAGGGAGAAAGAACGATGAACGAAATGCAAGCGATGCTTGAACACTTGGCAGGGCTAAGAGGCAGGCCGCGCAATCAACACACTGAGGCCGCGTTAAAGGAGCTTGAAGAGTCTATGCATGCATGGCCTGAGCCGTACAGTGACAAAGAGATTGAACATATTCTTGCTGACCGACGTATAGCCGCGCTGCTAGTGCTGTTATGTCCACCTGAGTACAAAGACCGCGTTACAAAGATTGCTCAGGCGTACAGTGACGGTAATCACTGGCAATACTACTAGGGGAGAACAGCGATGAACGAAGTTACCACAACGCTGTTTCTCATCCCGGCGACGATCTTTACAGTATGTATAGCGGCTGTCCTGTTTCTTGCTCCGAGAAAATGACAGTCAATCTATGGATTGTGGCGATAAGCATAGTTATTGCATTGTTGATGTGCTGGTTACTAGAAAGGTCTTAGTTATGAATCCGCAAGAAATAGCCGCGCAAGCGGTACGCTATTGCAATGCTATGGACGCTTACGAGGCCCGTGAAGCCTATCTACGCAAGTTAGCGTTTTCGACGCTCCGGGGCATGGTGGTACGCATTGCGCAAGGCGATGAGGACTATGTACAAAGCGTCACAACGCAGCCGAAAAGTGGCCTTGTTGCTACGCTGGTAGAGTTTGAGTGTGGCGGCGCGGTGCAAGAGGCTGAAGAACTGCTAAAAACAATGGGTGTAGACGTAGAACAGCTTGAAGAAATAAGGAGAGCAGGTAAAAATGAGAGAGATTGAACAATATTACAGTTACCTTGTGATGCCAGAGGACCGGGACCCTAGTGAGGACCTTAAAAAGGCAAATATGATAGCTGTCATTGGACTACGCTGCTATCAGAGCTAGCGCGGCGCGGCGTCGTACCGGAAGGTGAGTATATTGTAGAAGTTTGTTGGTAGTCTAGTCGCAAAGTAAGGAGAATAAGGCACATGGCTGAGCAAATTAAAGAGACGCACGATCAGAAACTTGAACGTTACAAGAAGAAGATTAAGGCCCTGCTAGAACTAGCTAAAAGTTCTAATCAGGAAGAGGCCGCAAGTGCTAGCGCTAAAGCGATGCAGCTATGTATGCAATTTAACATAGACGTAGCAGAGGCCGGGGAATGGACAGCAGACAGCTACGATACCCTAGACATCAAGATAGGGCGCGATAAATGGAAGCGCTTGCTGCTTGATGGGCTATGCAAGTACAACTTTTGTCGCCGCTTCTACCAAGCACGCTACGCACGTGCCTACATTGTAGGCGAGAAAGACAACCGTGAATTAGTAGAGCTTATGGTGTACAGCCTGATCAAGAGCCTAGAGGAGATGGCTAAAGAGGCGTACAAAAACTATGGCGTGGGCCATGCGCGTCACTGGAAAGATGAGTATTATACAGGTGCAACAGCAGCAATATGGGACCGCTTAGAGAAGGAAAGGGGAGCAGTTGAGCATGCCGCGCAAATTGAAGCCGCTTCGCCAGCAGGGACCGGGCTAGCTACGCAAACGATGGCTCTAATTGTTGTAAAAAATGACGCGCTAGAAGAGGCGTGCAATCGCATTGTCAAGAACGTTAGAAAAGAGCCAAAGAAGCGCTACAAGTTTGATACTGGTGCGTTTCACCGTGGTTATGAGGACGGTAAAAATGTAGCGATGACAAACCGCAAACAGATCGGAGCAGCAAGCTAATGCAAATGCTAATATTAACGGACGATGAAGCGACAGAGCTACGCCTTTCACTTAGAAGCTCTATGCTCAACACGGAAAGCTCAATAAACTTGCTAGGTGAACTTATGTCGCCCGGTGTCATGGAAGTGTGGAAACACAGTCAAGAGCTACGCCAAACGATACTAGACAAGCTAGACGGGAAAGTACCAACGGTCCCCATGACACCGCAAGTAGCCGCGTACCTGAAAGACAGGCTACGCAAGCTTCGAGACTTGCGCGGAATTGACTTTGAGACAGCAAAGCTAAATTTCAGGCAGGAGCTTTCTGCGTTCGGTCTTGATGTGCTGTCCGACGAAAACGAGGATTATTACGGCGTAGGGCTAGGAGAGTAACCCGGCGCGGTCTTTGGCAAAACCTGTACAAAATTTTGTACAGGTTTTTTATTGTCAAAAATTAGGTATTGACATATGCGTAAAGACATGTTATATTGTTCACAGATCAAACAACGCAAGGAGTTATGAGAAATGGACACAGTAAGAATCTACGGGACAGACCGGGAAGTAAACGCGGTCAACGCTATCTTGAAAAGAGCGCCGCTTGACGCTGATTGGTACTTTCAATGTAGCGGTAAAGACATCTGGTATCACGTTTTCCCGGCTTCCGACCTTATAAACGATGTAAACCTAGTTGCCGCGCTTTCTCATCTTTACCCGCTTATGCTGTATCGCTTCTATGATGGTGACAACCTGATGCAAGGCAGGCGGGCCGGGATAAACAGCGACGACTACACCAACTACAACAATAGCCGTAACTGGAATCTGCACGACATTTTGCGCCGTAATTACTCGCTAGGCTATAACCTATATCCGATGGACATGCGGTGTAACCTTACGGCGGCTTACCACAACCTAGCAGCAACGATCTATAAAGCGATGGCAAATGAAGCCCTGATCGTTGAAGAGGCCATAGTACGCGAATCCTCGCTTGCACCTTCTGAAGAGGAATACCCTATTATTAACGCACGTCAATGGCTTGCGGCGCGGCGTCACGACTTCATCAAGGCTCAGAACAAGACCGACGATCTACGCCAACGCGTGACCTTGATTAGCGCGGTTATTACAATGATTGACGAACACATAAAGGGCAACAGAGCATGATAAACGAGGAAAGTTTAAAGACCCGCGTGCTAGAAAGACGCATAGAAGCACACTGTAAATTGCCCCTTGCCCCGGAATTAGCTCAGCAATTTAAAGATGCGTACGAGCACATCAACAGAGCAACGTACTGGCAAGAGGATTCTCACCCCTGGCAAGAGACCGGGCGCTATGTACGATCTTTGTCAAACGGTGCTTTAAAATCGTTTCTTGTCATGCAGATACGCGAAATACAGCGCATGATACCAGATGATTTCATTGACTTTCTTGAAGCTGATAACACGACACTCAGAAACGAGATACTAAACCGCGTTGGCGCTGAAATGCAGCAATACAACTACATCGGCCTTTTGCTTGAAGAAATTGAGTTGTTAAGATCGACAGTTAGAAAATTTGAGGGAGAACAATCATGACAATTTCACGCATCGAGCATTACAGAGTCTTGCTTCTGATCACAGAGATAACAAAGTTTAAAGATGGTTTTTATGGGAGCGATACAACACCAGCAACCAAAGAGCTAGACACGTTTCTCACCTACCTTGAGTTGCTTACGATGTGGGATGAATCCGCTAAGCCCTGGCAACAAGCCGTGTTACTGGCAAACAGCAAAACAGACGGTAAAACGTACACCTACCTCATGAACACTTTACGCCGGGTTGAAGAGGCCGATGAAGCCACGATCTTTACGGTGATTGAAGTAGAAAACGACAGGCTACGCAAGGAAGTGCAGAAGGCCGCTATCATAGACAGGGACCGCATTGAACGCATTAAGGAGCTTCTTGACGAAAACAAGGAGTTAAACAGGCAGATCGAAGGTCTACGCGCCACAAACGATGATTTGATTGCAGAGGCAAGCGACAACGAAGAAAGTCTAGCAGATGCCAGTGAAGAAGTTACGTCACTTGAAAACAAGGTAAATGACCTAGAGGACCGAATACAGGACCTAGAGGATGATTTGACGCAAGCAAAGAACGATCTAGAGGACATGGCTGCTGAACGCGATGAGTACAGGCGTGAATTGCGGCTTGCCAATGACGAACTAGACGAAGTTAAGGCCGAATTAAGCCAAGCAAAAGATGATTATAGAAACGCGCTAGACGACGCTGAAGATCTTAGAGACAAGCTAGAACAGCACCAAATGTAAAACGGGTTTTAAAATTGTCATAAATACCCCTTGACATATGCGTAAAAGCATGGTAAATTATTGACAACGAAGCGATACAAAAAAACGAACGCAGAAAGTAAGGAGTAAGAAACATGGTTCAGTTTATTAAAAAGACAAAGACAAGCAGTGCTCAGGTGATTTTTGACAAAGAGACACTAGATAGCTTGCGAGCTACGTTTAGCGAAAAATACTTCGATCTTAAGCTTGAACATAAAATATGGTCTCTGCCAGTGGCTTTCGGCTCTTGTCTCACCTGTCGCATGAATAGCCGCGTTATAAAGTTCGTCTACCACGACACGGCTATCGTGACATGGAACGAGGACAAAACGATCACACTCAACACCGGGGGCTTTATCAGCAATGCCACAAAAGAAAAATTAAACTTTGCACTTTCCGGTCACGGCTTCGTACAAACTGCGTGGGATGGCTCAGGACAATGGACGTTGCACCTTGTTGATACGTGGAAGCCATTGCAGGAGAACGGGCGACCTCACTACCTGCCTTCGATCAAGCTCTATGATGGCCTGACATTTGAAGAGGATAATCATACAATCATCAGCACAGAGCCGCGCATTGACAAAGACACCTATGTAGACCTCTTTGCACTGTACAAGGAGCTAGGTGGTAGGGGCCGCGCCGCCAACGCTCATGATGGTGTTAGCCTTGCTGAGTATGACAAGCTTATAGATCGTCTTGTCAAGCAGTACTGTGAGCTTGTCATAACCTGGGAGAACTTAGACCGCTACAACAATAACCACGCTGATTGTCATGTCTGTGATGAGTGGGAAGAAATTATTGATCGTGGTCTAGATGAGGGTGTTATTAAACCTGCTGGACGATCAGGGACCATTAAAGAGCAGTGCTTAGGTTTACTGCGTACGCACGATGCACGTCAAGACGATGAGGACCGTGACCACCTGTTACAACACGTCAAACAAGGCAAGTTTAACAGCAGCATCGTATGGATAGCCTTGAAGATAGCACAGTTAAACCCTGTCTATTACATGCATCACAGCACATCGGAATACTACGCAGAAAGAAACCTTAAAACTATGCGACACTACACCGGGCGCATGTTACGCCGCATGCTGCATAAAGGCGTTGTCAACGTAGCATAGCTCTATCATCTAACGTCAATTCGGCGCGGCTTTAACACCGCGCCTCACAAGGAGAATACACAATATGGCATATCAGACCGTGTTAAATACACAGCAGATCGAAGATACAAAACGTCTAATAGGTGAGCACACTGATATTATCACCGGATTTTTCACCAACGACAACAACGCTTTTAGCGCGGCTTTACGCATACTAGACCGCGCCGCGCCAACAAAAGACCCTGATATAGCAATAACCGCGCTGAAAGCCTACGTTTCTGATCGCATCGGCCTTGCAATCAATCAGAACCATGATAAAACGCTAGCGTGCAACTTCACGCAGACCGGGTTAAACCTCGTAGATTGGTACGCAGTGCTCAGCATTTTGCAGGAGATAAAAGACGCTAAAGACTTAGATCAACAACCGTTTTAAGCCGCGCCGTTAACCTTAAATCACTTCTGTAAATGGTTATTTACGGAAGTGATTTTTTATTTGGTTGTAATTAAACCGCCATTTAATTAACCATTTATTACCGTTAATGCCCGTAATATAGGGTAATTAAATAGAAATTTTCTTACCCTATTCAATTTTACCAGTTTTTAAATTATCATAAATTAGGTATTGACATATGTGTAAAAGCATGCTAATATTGTTCACAGATCAAACACAGCAAGGAGCAAACCGATGAAGCTAAGCCATGAATACGTCATTATCTGCGTTGCCATTATGATCATTGTCCCACTTGTGTTTATAGGTCTGTACTATGGCCTGGTTACGCTTATCCCATAAGGAGCAACAACATGATCACACATAAAGAAATACGCACGTCAACCGGGCTTACGTGGGACATGCTAAAAGATCAAGTGCTAGCACTTGGCAGACTTTTTTGCTCAGGTGTCGATGTATATGACAAGGCTATTGACTTCTGTGAGTACATCATGACACTGATGCAATGCATGGAAAACCATGACTACGAGGTAGAAGCAGACAAGGCTTTTATGTGGTTGTACGTGGCCTCACATCAATACTACGTTCGTCACAGTCTTTGCATTGTCGGATACAAGAAATTTATTGATCTACTAGTACACCGTGATTATAGTCCTTACCCCGGCGCGATAGTTCGAGATAATTTGTATTGGCTCTTTACGCAGAAATGTTTTGTCACTCCTACACACGGCGCGGTGTTGTGGAATCTGTACTTGACGACAGGTACAGAGCAAGAAGCTAAGCCGAATCTTAGCGCTTACATGACGTTTGCATTTCTCTATAAGCATATGCCTGTATGGTATCGCAAAGACTTGCCCCCTACTGAGACATGGAAAAGAGAAGCGATATTCATGGCCTTACCTGCCATACTTGGCACTGATTTTTGTGAGATTCAAAAATTGCCATAAATACCACTTGACACATGCGTAAAGAAATGTTATATTGAGACCACGACAACGAACACACAAAGTAAGGAGTTGAGACACATGGAGAACTGGACAAACATCAATGATATTATTGCCAAGTACAAGACAAAGTACGCGCTAGAGCCAAAGACAGAAGAAAAATGGCGTGAGGCTACTACGATCTACGCGGGTCACTTCTTCATCTTTCAAGACGCCGCAAAATTAGGTGAGGGAGGCGGTAAATGGCACCTCTTACACGCAGACAAGCACGCTAACACTACCTATGTGTATGGAAGCTATAGCAAAGAAAAGGTTGAAGAAGTTGCCGCGTGGCTCACTGAGACCGGGCCATTTACACGTATCAGTGAAATTACTGAGAAGTGCAGGAAAGCAAACAATAATTACTTTGAGTCTAGAGGCGGATTTAAGCGCTATTCCGGTTTCCCGAACGAAGTTGTGTACGCTGGACGTTTCTTCATCGAGCGACTACGCCAAAATTTTCCGCTCAGTCATAGCCGTTCAGAGACCACGTATCGTATTCTCTGCGTTGACGACAACGGAAGCGAGGTCACGAAGCTCAGCGAACATTATAACCTTGACTCTTGCAAGCGTCACATTGCAAAAATCACACAGTACGCCGCGCCGCGTACGAAGCCAACTGAGTACGAAGAATATTGCAACCGCGTCAACGCTGCGCATGGCTTGCGTTTCGGTGTCATTGACATTGAAGTACAGGAGTAAAACATGCAACTGACTGAAGAAGAAGCGCTTGCTATGTTCCTGATCTTAAAAGCGTGCATAGTAGAAAATAACGTAGAAGGTGCAAGGCATTACATGCGCCAATATAAAGGTAGCTTAAAAAATGTCATAACGTTCGCTTCCAAGCTGTATGATACGATGCCATACAACTATAGCAAGCCGGAATTAATCGGCAAGGTCATAGCGACTATTCAAGTCATAGACCCGGAAACAGGTGAACCGCGTGAAAGCTGTGAATGCAGCATGTGTACAAACAACACGGAATTAAAAGTAAACGAAGCGCATACAGGAGAATAAAAATCATGGGTTTCACTGAGCAACTTTGCGAAAATCTTAAAATTACAGAGAAAGAACGCGAAAAACGCGCAGAATTATCCGCGCTATTTCAAAACGCGGTCTCTGCACTGGACGTTGACACGAAATTTTACCATACTGACAAACAAGGCCCGATGAGTATAGACCTTGCACGCCGGGACAAATGGGCAACTGTGTACCGTATGACACTACACATGATCTGCGAAGGTGAATATGATGTCATCATAGGTATGCAGCAGGAAGAAGGTAAAACATACCTGATCGACCACACTGAGCCGCTTACAGTAGAGGCATGGGTATACATTTCTAAGTTCTTTACCATCGTTTACAACACATGGCTAGCTGAGCAAGAAGCGGCGCGGGTTGTGCCTGTAGCCAAGTACCTAGCCAAGATTGCTGTACCAGAAACGCCGTACTATCATAATTGGATAGTATCAGAATACGAAACTAAGGCATGGAGTAAAGCGCTTCCCGGCGTGACTAGCCTTGTCTCTACACTGGATGAAACAAGTTTTATGACTCTCTGTTTTGCCGCGCAAAACGATGCGTTTCTAGCCGATAAAACTGGCAGAGTACCGCAAGAAGGTAAGGCATTTCAGTACATGACCAAATTGTACTTGCAGTTTCACCGCATACGCCTAGCTGAGAAGCACGCCGGGTTTAATGAAGCGTCAAAAATTTTTGACGCGATGATAACACTAGAGTAACAACCTTGCTCCTTACTGAAAACCCGTAACTTTAAAGTTACGGGTTTAATTTTTGCCAATTTTTAAAATTGCTATAAAACCCTATTGACATATGCGTTATGGCATGTTATATTTAGCACATCGAAGCGAACACAAAGAACTGAACGAAGTGACAAGTAAGGAGCATAAAACTATGAACGGTTGGCCTGTAGCTTACGCGTACGAAGCAGACACGTGGTGCCCCAACTGTCTGCCTGTCGAGGACAACGAGGAAAACAGTGACGTAATTGGTGCAATTTTTGAGCACGAAAGCAGTGAGTACGAACGTGGCTTGTACTGTAATGCCTGTCATGAAGAGATTTTCCCTGATCGTTGCCGTGTCACGCTAATTGACGATGATAGCAACTCTCTAGCCATGACGGTAGAGGTAGAGCGGCTTAGCAGTGAGCTAGACAATACTGAAGTGTGGACAGGCAAGGCGTACAGCGCAACTATCACCCTGATTGACTTTGGTGAATCAGAAACGTTTACATTCTATACCATGAGTAACTACGAACCTAGCTCAGAACGTGCATTAAACGATATTCGTGAAATGATGGCATACAGTGAGGACTACGCAACCGCGCTAGACCTGTACAAAGACTATTCCACGCAGACACGAAGCCCGAAAAGAGCGGTTAGTGAGGCTCTTGCCTTGTCTGCACGCTGGTATGAATCTGTCATGCTGCGTAATGCAATACGCGATTTCTTCAGCGACAACAACGGTAACAAGTGGTACAAGCATTTTGTAAACGGCGACTATAGCGGTGAAGAAGGTTATTAAATGCAATTGCTTAGATGGTTCTACATTGATGTGAACCGCGCTTCTTTCGGTAGTGAGCACACTGTCTTACTACCGAAAGACGGGCAAGTAGTATGCATCATGCAAGCTGAGAGACCGTATAGGATAGCACTGCGTATCTTGTACGAAGAAAACGCAGAGATGCAAGAACGAACATTCTTTATGCTTGAAACTTTTCCGCAATACCACACAGGAAGCCCGGTAGAGCTTAAAGGCTTTACACACCTTGCAACCGTTCAACGCGGCGAACGCTCAGCATTTGACATCTTTGAAGTAATAAAGTAAAAGCATGCTTTTCATGCGATAAAGGGGGATGAACATGGTAACAAGCAGAGTGCAGAAACTAAACCCATTACAGCAAGCGGTACTAAGTGATCTAGGGGTTTCATACCTTAGCAATCGCGGTACAAGCGGCCTTACAGTATGGGGATTCATTCAGCGTAAAACGGTTATGATTCGTCTTGGCGTTATGACGTTTGAGGGTTGCGTTAAGGTACTACGAGAGTACCGCGCCACCTACGAGACCAAAGTAAAAGAGCTAGCCGCGTACACGGATGAAGATGCTAAGATCGAGCGTGAACAGTATCAGCGTATCGTCAACGCGCTAGACATTGCAGTGGGTGACATCTTGATGGTTAAAACCATCGGGGCAACTGAGCAAGAAGCTATGTACACCGTATATATCCAGTATGCAACCGTAGACCATGAACGGATTTTAATGGCAATCAAGGCACTCATACCAGATTATGACAGGATAGAGGCGTCACACTTCAGCGATGAATCTGGTATGAGTAGCGCAACATTCAACGTGAAAGACCGCGCTATCTACGATGAAATAGAACTACTCTACGCACAAGGCGCTATAACATACGCTCAGCTATCAATGGGCCGCGCTAAGTACATGCAGGATGGAAGTTGTTAACGTAAAGTAAAAGCATGCTTTTCATGCAGAAAGAATAGGAGAGCAAACGATATGGCAAAGATTGATTTTACATGGACAGATGGACACAAGGACACTGTAGCCACCGGGACCGCTATGCTAGGGCAATTGCGCATAACAGCTCAGATTGTGTTTGATTATAACCATGACTGGCTTTGGCGCGGTACTTTCACCGATCAGTACCAGAACGGCGCGGTAAAAAATCCACGTGCAAAACACGAACGCAACGTGTTTAAATACTTTGTGCCTACCAACACGGTACGCGAACACTTGAAGAGCATGCTAGAGCAAGGTGTAGAGCTACGCGAAGCCCGTACTAAGGCTCTTGAATACGTCCGAGAGGATATGCGTATCACTGCGAGTCCAGAAGATAGCGGCTACTACGCCGTAGCCGTGATTGTAACCGTGTCTATCCTGGTTAAGCACGCGCAGGACGCTAACCAATGGGTAGACCTGGCAACCGATAGCCTCTATGGTATCGAAGGAAAGTATGCATACGTCAAGCCGCAGGATGACGAGTACATCAAAGAGGTTGTGCAGGAGTGTACAGACAACGCGCTCGTTATGGCACATAGTACGGTAAAACAGATTAAAGAGGCGGACAACGGCATTTTCGAGAACTAGACCATAAAAGCATGCTTTTCATGCAGTAAGGAGCAAGAAAATGGTAAGTGTAGAAGAAAAAGATTTCATGACGGTCACGGTACAGTTTAAGACCATTGACTATCATCAAGTCATAGAGGATTTAACGAAGATTTTCCCCGGTTTTAGTGAGGTCGGAAGCGTTGGGTACACTGGTAACGGGATAAGTACCGCTACAGTAAAAACGGATTCTTGCACAGTCTTTAGCCGCTTGACACTGCTCTATGCTCGTTCATGGTTAACTTTTGCCTCTATCTCTGTAGGTGAGTACAAAGAAGTACGCTAACAACTAAAAGCATGCTTTTCCTATCAATAAGCATGCTTTTCTTAGCGCTTAGCGCTACTAGCACAGTAAGGAGTTACAAAATGATCGTAGATTCTGCCAAGTGGCAAGAGACTAACAAGCATGATGTATACCTGTACCAGCAAGCACAGTTAGGGCCATTTATTATTGACATTAACGTAGGTCCTGATTTTACACACAATTGGATAGAGCTAAAAGGCACTGTACTCACTGAGCCGGAACCGCATGCACTAAAAAACCCCTACTATACCGGGTGCCTGGGTGAGTATCCTTACTTCCTACCAGATAATACCGTAGCAAAATTGACAAAGTATTATATAGAGCAACGCGGCTATACGCCACAACGAGCACGCAACAAGGCATACAGTGACGTGGTAGAGGACATGGCTATTGCTCTAGCACCTGACCATGCAGGATATGAAGCTTTTTACATCCTGGCAACTGTACACATGCGCATAGAGGCCGGGGATAGTTCGGACCTCATTACACTAGCATCACGGTCTAGTATGGGCATTGAAATCAAGACAAGTGCAACTGCATGGCGGGCGGAACGGGAAAGAAAGGTAAGAACTGCATCATACTCAGAACCGGAAAGGCACGTAGAAGAGACAAGACAAGCATTAGCTGTGAAAGCAGAAAGAACTGCAAAGAGGGCAATACATGCGTCACTAGGAATAATCAGGCATATAAAGCGTGATGTGCCAACAAGTGCATTTACGGATGTTGTGCGAGAAATCCAAGAAAACAAGAAATAGATGCAACATGTGTCATAGTGTTAGAAAACGCATAACATGCAACGTGTGTCATAGTTCAGAATAGCGGTGAAAGATGCAACGTGTATCACGCTCCTGATCTCACCAGAAAACCCGGCTCTAGTCACCAGCTAGAGCCGGGTTTTCTTTTACCATATAAAGAACATAAAACCATGCTTGACATATGCTATTTCATATGCGATACTTGACAATACAACTTAATAAATTTTGACCGCTAAGTAAGGAGTAACAAAACATGGCTAACATCATTGGTGCAACGTTCTATTTCGCCTCTACTCAAATTTGTTGTGATTGTGCAGAAAAGAGGCTATCTGATTATGGTCTAGCTTGTGATGAGATTAAAGAGGTACTAGGCTATCAATCGCGTAGCGTGTTTAGTCGTTTGTGGGATGAATGGCCTATCCGCTATGAACACGGTAAAGAGTACGGTGTCTATTTCTTAGAAGTTGACAACTATGTAGAGTACACCAGCTATAGAGGTAATGTGCAGTATTGGCTAGACATGTCTGCTTTTACTGAGCAAGATAATGATAGCCTTATCTATATCTCTACTGTTAACGGTGTGCCTACTGCGTCTAAAATCAACAATGGGGATAGCTACGTATTAACAGAACGCAGTCACTATGTAGAGAACAAAGACCGTGAAACTATAACCCGCGTGCTTGCAAAGACTACTGCATTAACTGATCTAAGGGATATAGAGCAAATTACTGATGAGTACGATACTAGAGGCGAAATGTTGACGTGTGAATCATGTGATGCAATGATGATAGAGGAATACACGATTGATTGTTACAACTGTGATAAGACTATAGCGCATGGTCACACGGCTTATGATATTGAGTACGGTAATTCACTGGACGATTACAACGGTATGCCGCGTGTAATGCGCTTGTGCCTACGCTGTGAGCTTAATAGGCGTCAAGCAATCGACAATGCTATCATGTCTGCATTGATGCAACAACACAAAGAAACCGGGTCTAGATGGTACGCTCTTTATACTGGTGACATTGCAAACAGGGGATTTTATGAAGTCTATGAAGAGGTAAAGCATAGTGAATCCCTGATCTTTGCTAAGCTGAATCAGAAAGTTAAGGCTATCATCGAAAAAGCGTACTACGATGAAACTACAGAGTCACTTGCTAAGTTTAAAGAAACCTGCACAAGCGCTATAGTTCGCTTAGACCGTAAATATGATTATGATTCTAGCTTTTAACTCCTGATCAGTCACTAGGCACCCGGCTCTAGCTAGAGCCGGGTTTTTTTGTTCTCTGCACACCAGCTATGTCTGCACTCTATCAACTGATCAGGAGCAAACACACCAGCTATACCTGCACACCAGAAAACCCGGCTCTAGCTGGTGACATAGTACCTAGTCATGGTATAGACCACTTGCTTGTAATTTTTCCCTTAGTTCTATAACTTCCCTATGGAAAGTGACTCATAATCGCGTTTAAATGCGTTTCTGAGGGTGCAAAAGTCTAGCCATAGAATCACCCGTCTAAAGTCTGCAAGGGGCTTTCTCGTTAATCGGCTTTCTCGTTAATCGTAGGCCCAAAGAGAGGCATTTCAGAAACGCTGGTGTATCTACACAGGGACCTCTAAAAACCCTCAGATTTCTATTTAAATGCGATTAAATAGCATTGTCGCATGTCTACTAGAATATGATAACCTGCACTCAAGACATTAGGCATTACAAGCATAACGGGTTTTATGGGTTTTCAAAAATTGCTGTAAAATCCGCTTGACACATGCTAGTAGATATGCAATACTTGACAAAGATTCAACACACTAAACAACGTAAGGAGATGAGACAAGCGCTATGCAACACAGAGAGAGGTATCCTAAAAACTGGGCAAAATTAGCGCTTGATTGCAAGGAAAAAGCGAACTGGACGTGTCAACATTGCGGCTTATACATCCCTAGAGAGGGTGTACAGATGGTTTCACGTAAGGGGAAACCGTGGACTATGTATCTGTGTGCCGCACACATAGACCATGACACTGAAAATGAGAACCCGCGTCTACTTGCTCTATGTCTGATATGTCACGCTAAATACGACTATTCACAGGAGCAAATTAAGAGGCGTATCGAAGCTGAACAAAGACGACATGCTATTTTAATTGCACAAGCGGGTTACACACCAGCAAAGACACGTCTAGTCAACATTGAACGGTATAGGGCACATAAAAGAAGTAAGGAGTTGCAAACAGCATGAATTATGATGAGACGATTGCACATTATGAAGCAAGCATAAACCGTGTTCAGCGTGCATGTAACACTATTGCGTGTATGCTAGAACAAAGACACGGCTATATCAATGCTTGTCAAGATGATTGCTACTTATCTTTGTTGAGACCGGATGAAAGTGTCATATACGTTGACACTGGTGTTTATATCTGGTTGGAAGATAAGCAGGAACAAAACATACAGCAAATTAAAAGTGACCTTGCACAATGGAATAAAGTACTAAGCGTGTTAAAAGCGGAATTACGCGCTATCCATAGGAAAAATAAGGAGCAAGAAGCCAAGAAAAATGTACGTTGTTATACTTGCCTCAAAATGTACAGAACTGAGCAAGAAGGGGATAGTACAGACATCTATGTAGGCATGGATGTAAATATCTGCTTGCATCCTTGCTCAGATGGCAAGGAACATTATATCTGTTTTTCCTGCTATTGTGAGCTAGGCACAACTGAAGATTTTACGGTTATTCTACCTGTCTACTGTATAGCTATGCTGCACAATTATCATAGCTATAAGTACCTTAAACCTATCTGGTGTGTTATCTACACAAGCACAAACATGCATGAAATAGAGAGGATACACCGTAAATTAGAGGATAAAGCCTATAGAGGCTTATGCGGTACTAGCTACGCGGATAGCCGCTTAAGGTCATACCGCCTATTAACGACAAACACCGTCAAGGCTAGCAAAGCCGGGTTATGCATGACAGGAGTATAGAGCCGTGAAAATCTATGATGAATCTCTGTATTGTGCAGAGTGCGATACAGAGATCAGTACTGAGCAAGCGCTATTTTGTGACGGTCTTTGTGATGATTGCTATGAAGAGTGCGAAAAACTAAACACCAGCAAACAATAAGGAGAATAAGAGCATGATTACCGATACACTTTATCAATCCGTTAACACCGTTGTTTATGATGGCATGCCTACAGACGGCTATGACGGTCACTACAAAGAAATCGTCATAGCTGAACAATGGGGTTTTAGAGTTGTCTGGTGTATGGAAGTTGCAAGCGATGGTACGCAGTATACACATCTCTACAGACTTGAAAAACTACGCAAGCTTACACCAGAACAAAAGGCTATGCTAGGTCCCTACGTTGCGTACGGTCTTTATGATGTTGAGTCTCGTTTGTGGCTAGGCATCACTGGCATTTACTATTCTAAGCAAGAAGCGCTAGACGCATTTAAGGAGAAAGTGTTTATAACTAACCATAATCGCGGCTTTACTGATCTTGCGTACGCGCTAGAGCAAGCGCTTGACGGTATACAGTTTTTTAGACAGGATACCTATTGTTACTGTCATGATTGCGCGTTGAAAGTGCTCTTTAATGGCTCTAGAGCACGTATGCTCTACAGTCTTAAGCATAATATATTCAAGGATATAGAGGGTTTTAGCTATGGCCTCTATCATGAGTATAGCGCCTCACTTGCCGATACTCCAACCTATGAGAACGGTGTCAATTGCTCAGAATGTGGCAATAGCTTGCTAGAGCCTCTAGACACTGATTATGATGAAGATATAGCCGTTACTGGCATAGACCCTGATCAGGACATGACAGGGAATTATGATGGCTCTATACCGTGTGACTTCGACGCGCAATCAATGTAAGTAGCTTGTCACCAGCTAGGCACCCGGCTCTAGCTGGTGACACATAAGGAGAATACAACGTGAATAGAAATTACTGCACTAAGGAGCATACACCAGAAAATCAGGAGCAAGCTAGACAAAAACTGCTAGAGCTATGCCCACGTGGAACTACTGTGTATTGTTTCGTGACTGCACTCAATAGCCATAGCACACCACGTTATGAGATGGCAGTGATACACATGTATGGCGGCGTACCTGATCTTAAGAACATAACCGCGTGGATACACATTTTTACCGGATGGCGCTATTATGATCGCGCATGGACTACTAACGGGATTCAGTGTCAAGGTAACTACTATGATAGCATTGTCGCTAATTTGTCCGATAGACTGTACAATGATAGAGCCGCGTTAATTGCGGTAAAAAAGTAAGGAGTGTCAACAATGGCTAGAGGCGTTTATATTACACTGTCAACGCAAGAAGAGACAAACGAGCTAAGAAGCGGTACAATGAAGTATCTACGGTCTTTTATACAAGCTGGTGATACCATCTATTGCAAGCTGGTGTACAAAACGTCCAGCAATTTACCGGGTGCTACGCGTGGTTATGCATTGATGGCATATTGCAGTGAAACGGGCAAAATTGCCAACATTACGCATGACGTTGCACTAGTCACAGGAACACGGTTCTATAGTGGTGAACCGCAATGTATGATGGTTAGGGGAGAAGATGTAAAATCCGTTGTTAAAACACTTTCTTTTCTCCTGTTCAATGAAGATAATAGTAAGCTTAACTGTGATATCTGGTGTTAACGCTCAATACTGAGTATACGGGTTTTAGAGGCAAGTTTTAAACTTGCCTCTTTTTTGTTCTCTGCACACCAGCTAGAGCCGGGTCTCTCTGCATTGTTCATCCTGTAATTTTTCCCTTAGTTCTATAACTTCCCTATGGAAAGTGACTCATAATCGCGTTTAAATGCGTTTCTGAGGGTGCAAAAGTCTAGCCATAGAATCACCCTACTCATCTTTGCAAGGACCTCTCTTGACAATCGGCCTTGTTGCCAATTGTGGCGCGATTAAATGGCATTTTAGAAACGCTGGTGTATCTATACAGGGACCTCTAAAAACCCTCAGATTTCTATTTAAATGCGATTAAATAGGTATTGACAAATGTCTGTAGGCATGCGATACTTGACATACAACTTAATAATTTCTAAGACCTGAACACAGGTAGAAAGTAAGGAGCATTGAACATGCATACAGGATTTTACACGGGCTATCAATCATTACGCGTCAAGGTTATACGCTTTTCTGCTAAGCAGTGTATTGTAGCTACTCAACTTATCATCTTTGGTGATAAGGGACAATGGAAGTTAAAACTAGTCGATATGTCCAAAGATGACTACGCTAAAAAACTGATGGCTACAGATAACAAACGTTGGATGTACACAGGCAAGGATAGAAGTCAATATTTTTTCTGGTGTGATATCCGTTAATCTAGCTTGCTGGTGTGCAATCTAGCACACCAGCATTAAAGCCTGAACGTAGGTAGAAAGTAAGGAGCAACAACAATGGCAAGTACTAAATGTTTCAATTGCAAAAATCATCATAGTGGGACACTAGAGGCCGGGTGCAATGATGGTCATAGACACCGTATATGTCCCGATTGCACAACACGTTGCACCGTTGACGGTATTGTACAGCTTGAAAACGTCAAAAGTACAATGTCAAACGAAAAAGCACGCGTAGCTATGACAAGCGTTAAATGTTTCGTTTGTGGTAACGCTGGTGAGCACGTTCTAGTGCCTTGCTCAGATGGCAAAAAACACCGTGTTTGTGAAACCTGCACAAAACATTGTGAGGTACTAGGCACTGTCGATCTCAATGGCGAAAAAGCGTACTTGCTTAAGCAGAATAAGCGCAACGTGCAATTTCAGGCTATCAATCCCGTCAATCATAGCGTAGTCTATCAATTTGACCTTCCTGTCGCCAAAGATGAAAATTTTGACAAGAATATTGCAGACATGACAACACACCTTATAGAAAAAGCACACGGTGATAAATACGGTGTTATCAGGAGCAAAGAAGATTTAAACAATATCAGGATAGAGGTCTCTGTATCATTAGGTGACACCGTTGAATCATCGTTTTTTAGTTTCTCACTACTAAACGCAGTAGAGGACCATGAGGAAAAAGCTAGAGCCTACGCACAAGATTTTTTTGCAACTGCACAAAAAAATTACAGAATCTCGGATGTGTACTTACTGCGTGCTAGCCTTGAGTACTTCAAAAATACAAGTTTTGTCAGCGTCAAGTACTTAAGAAAGTTCTTTCATGATGCATTTAAAGCAGAATACAAGCGGCTTTATGATGAGTACAAGACACCAGCTAAGCAGGAAGTGATAACCGTCTCTTTGCCTACTCCTGATCAGGATGAAATTACACCAGAAGATGAAACACCAGCAAAAACACCGTTTACACAGTTCTTAGCGCAAGCACGCGGTACAATGAAAACGTGTGATTTTTGCGGTAAAGAGGATTATATGCTTAACATGGATATTGTGCAGACTAGCAAGGGTGACGCAAAACCGTTTTGCAATGATTGCATAATAGCTCACATGCAAGGGGGTATCTTTGTGTATCCTACTCCTGTTATGTTCCCTGATGATGTACAGGAGCAAGCAGAGATTAACGCGCAAGCTTTTTACGCTAGACACAACGATGCATCTTTGCGTGAAATCAATGAAGAAATGGACAATCATACACGCGGGTTTTCTCTGCACATGCTACAAGAGTATGAAACCGCGTTTAAGACTGCGTACTATGGCCTCTTTACTAAAGACAATCCGGTAAAGATTGATCTTAGACAGTCACCAGCTATAGAGCCGTGTTCTATCCCTGATCAGGAGAATATAACCATCTCACCAGTAACTTTTAAGTCTGCAAAGTCAAGCGCAATAGCCGCAAAGATCAGGAAGAATGCACTCAAGTATACAGCACGCGGTATATCACTGCTAATCATTGCAATCATGGCTTGCTCAGTCTTTGGCCTAGCTCATAGCTTGACAACACATGCTCAGACAAGCGGTACATGTAAAGCGTACGTTCATCATGCCGGGTGGTATGTTCGCGGCTATGGCAGTGATACCACGTACGGATATCATAGCGCCTCACCTAATAGCGTTTATGGGGGTGACGTTCCGCCTAGCTCGTTACATTGTCCTAATAACCCTTACAATGGGACTACAATGAATAATAGCGCCTCTAGCACACCAGCAAGTACTAGCACACCAGCAAGTACACACAAGCACGCTAAGAAGCATCACAGGAGCAAGAAACATCATTCTAGCAAACACACGACTAGCACCAATACACCAGCAAGCACCCCTACCTATAGCTGTATATTGGTGCAAAAGTAACTTGACATATGCGTCAAGGCATGCGACAATAAAAATAAAAACATGCCTTGACGCATGGATAAGGAGTGTCAACAATGGCTCTAGTGATGTTTGCGATACTGAGCATAGGCGCAAGTATCCATTTTCGTATCATGGTAAAGTTAGACAGTACACCAGATAGTGAGGTAGTGACATGGAAGTAATTATCATAGCCGGGTGTATCCTGATAGTGTGTTGTATTCTCTGTTTTGACTTGCTAGAGATTGCAGTAAGGCGTTTATTGCTGGTGTCTATCCTGATCTTTGCGGCTATGCTTCTTGCTCCTGTCTACTTTTGCATAGGGCTTTATCAGGGATTCACACAGGACAAACAGCAAGCTAGAGACAATGCAGAGAAAATCAATCAAGCGTGCTCTAGTCTTTGGCGTATCTACTGTAAAGCGTGGTCTATCCCTGTCAAGGTCTTTATGATAGAGCCTCACATCAATAAAGCCGTGAAATCTGGTATTAAAGACGGTCTAGCTTTTAGACGTTGGAGCAAGCGTACACAATTGAACCCTAATCACCCCTACACAGTATTACATCCTGCTAGGTCATTTGTTAAAGCTATGCCTTATATCATGCACAAGTACTCACAAAAGGCACAAGGCAAGAAGCCGTTAGACCCGGAAAGAATAGAAACGTTGTGGGATATCTTGCCATAAGGAGAATAAAGAGCATGTCAAGGTTATACGGTTCTAAGACTGCGTACTTATCTAGTACTGATCAATGGTCACAAAACATGTGTGAAAATGCTCAGAACGTACAAGTACATATCTATGATTGTATGTACGAACATGAGAAAGCAGAGAAACCTATACACGATAAAGCCGCTATGTCCTTACGTGGCAAGTGGGCATTAATTCACATCGGTTTCTCTCTGCAATCGCTTATCTTTGGCAGTGTAGACAAAGATCTTATTTTTTAGCTGGTGACATTGACAACTATCATAGGAGTAATACAAACATGCAATTTAACTTGAATCACGCGTTTATAGCTGATGCTATAGAGCAAGGGGACAATGTACCTGTCAATACGGCTATGGACGTGTCACAAGACAGGATTAATTTAGAGGCTATACCAGATATAGAGCCTGTTTATGTCATTCCTTACTTGGCTTGTAAGGGGAATGTTACCATGCTTGCTGGTGACAAGGGGATAGGAAAAACGTTTCTTACTACAAAGATAGCTAGTGATGTTTCTAACGGTGCAATGTGGTATACGGGCAAAAAACTAGACAAAGAAGCGGTACTGTTTATTAATGTGGAAGATGATAAACGTACAATACGTGTACGTGTACGTGACCATAGCGGATTATGGTCTAATATCCATTACTTCAATGAAATAACCATCAATAACCCGCAATCAAGTCAAAAGGTAGCCAAGTCACCTTTTGAGTTACCACGTGATTTTACTTGGCTTGACAATGCAATAAAGTTCTACGGTATAGGTCTAGTGATGATAGACAACGTAGGGGCATGTTTTCACAATGCGGATAGCAACGACTATGTACGCAAAAACATCATGCTACCATTGCAAGGTCTAGCTAGGTCTAATGACGTTGCTATCCTCCTGATCAATCATCGCAATGATAACACTGTGAGGAAAACGGACAATTCAGCTAGCAATACAAATTTGCTTAAGAGCATAGCGCATGCCAAGAGTATTAGCGATGTCGCTAGAGCCGTGTTTTATGCCTATATACCGGATGAAAACCCCGATCTAGTGTACATTAAGTGCATAAAAACTAACATGTTCAAAATGTCTGCTTTCCCTATGACTGCGTACACTATGCTCACGAATCAGGACAATAAAACAGTCTGTATATTCTTAGATGAAACTGGCATAGCTAAGGGTGTACAGTCTTTGTTACCTGCACACTCAAGAATGTTGAATAATCCGTGTGCAACGTTAGAGGACACGGAAAATACCATCATTAACATAGTTGGCAACTATACAGAAGTGACACAAACAAAGATTATACAAGCACTTGGAAAGTTTAGAGACCCTCTAGAATTGTACGGCGTTATTGGAAAGTTAATTCGTGAAAATAAGATAGAGAGGGACAAAGACGGGTTTTTAGTGTTCACTTTTGCAGTTCAACAAGCTTGGAACGATTATGTAGCTATGCAACAATCTTCCTTACCTAGTCCCTCACAACCATGATTCTTTGCTCAGTTAGAGCCGTTTTTAGGGGCTTTACAGAGCTTAGACTAGGTAAGATACTAGGCTCTAGAGTAAAGCCCCTAAATCGTGCCTACAGGAGCAATAAACACTATATGCACACTGCACATAACCATAGTACTATACACAGTAGGCATACAGTACTATACACACCAGCTATACACAGTACATACTGAGCAAGAAGTAAGGAGCAAGCGCAATGTACACACAACACACCACACAGTACAGAGCACACCAGCTTACACAGTCTGCACACTACACACCAGCTATGTCTGCACTCTACCTCTACATAATGTTAGGCGCAACTAATAACAACGTTAGCACAATGCACAACTATGTATCATGCATAGCTACCTCGGTGTTTTGTGTAGTACCTACATTTTTGTTAGGAGTCCCTATAATCAAGTCAATTTCTAAGATAACATTATTGTTAGTCACACCTAATCACATTGTTTAGACTGGACTAACACCAGAGTTAGACGCGGCTAATTTTTCCTGGTGTTGTGCCTAACACAGCTTGGTGGATAGAAACACCGAACTAAAATAAAGATTCTAGTTATAATCGAATTTCGGCGCGTTTAAAAGGCCGCTCAAAGGTGCTGGCAAGCGGCCTAACAAGGTAGTAACTGTCAATAGCACTATAAAGATAGAGGCTTACAATGCTCCCCACCTACCTTGTTCAGAGAGTATACAACGCAAGAAGGCCCGGAGTCCAGCACAACAAACAGTTTTGTGGATGGTCCACAAAACTGTACAAAAATCCACAAAACTGCATGACGCGGCTCTACAGGCTTTGTCAAGGTACCACAAAAATACAAAATCCCTAATTTTTCCACAAATTTGTCCAACGCACTCAGCCCGCTCTACAGGCCGATCCAAGGCATATTTTAGCAAAATTGTGGAAGAAAATGGACCCTTACAAAAATATCCACAAAAATCAATGCAAAGAGACCCCTATATAGCAAAAAAGTGACGTTTTAAAATAAAACCAAAAAGAACTTATATTATATTATTTATATATATATGTATATATAGTAATTATTACTTATATATAGTCTTATATTTTTGTAAGCATATTTCCTTGCATTGATTTTTATTTTTGTATGTCGGTATCCAGTCGTCCACATTTTTGCATTGATATTCCTTCCCCCTTTTTCTTCCACATTTTTGTCAAAAATATGCCTCGCGCCGCTCCCCACCTGCCCTGAGTGCCTTGGACAAATTTGTGGAAAATTGGTATATACCAGTGCTGTGAAAAAGCTTCCCCGTTGGCTTCACACACTTTTGTGGAAAATGGCGCATATTTGTGGATTTCCACAAATCCGTCAAAATGCGGCCTTCCATAATTCTGCATACCCCACAGAATGCCCCTTGCACTGACTGACCCCCTACGTCAAAAATGGCGAAGTAGGATACCATCTAGGTTCACTGTAGTAGCTTTATTCGTACAGCCTGAAACGAAGAAGGGCCTTGCAAACCCTCGGTAGGTACAATCACCCATCGAAGCTCTACAAGGCCCCTAAAATGTTGTGTTTCTAGGAGTTTGGCTTGTTTCGCATCACTGTAGCGCGGCTAATTTCTAGCATTTGCGCGATTTTACCATCAGTAACCTTCTCGCCTTTGGCCTCAAGCTCTTTTATAGCGTCTGCAATGCGCTGAGCGGTGCTTGGCTTTCCACCTTTTTGCACTTCCACAATTTTGCGTACAACGTCAGGTTTACGTTTTTGTGGAAACTGCGGCATTGTAATGATGGTAGCCTGATCATCGTTAGCTTCTTCCACAATTTTGCTATCGGCAGGTGCCTCAATCTGTGCTTGCGGCGCAGTTGTGATCTCTGTTGGCGTGGCTTCTTCAATGTTAACAGTCAGATCTTCTTTAACGCTTAAGAAGAAGCTTGGAATACGAATATCGGTAAAGTCGTAGCTGTGTATTCTGGCAACGCCGAGAAAGCCGACGACTGCAATGGCTCTAGTCAAAGACAGGACCCAAAGCGGAAACGGGTTAACACCAATGTCGGTCATCGGTAAATGCGCAGCAGTAGCTAGGCTGTCAATGTATGTCACGGCTCCGGCGTTAAAGCCAAGAAGCCCGGTTAGTACAAAGTAGATCAGAGCTTGCACCCAATTTTTACCGCGCAGCGATTCAAGGAAATTTACCAGTACGACGCCGAAACCAGCGTCGATAGCTATAGCTTGGAGCCATGCCCAACACTGAGAGAGCCAGGGCATTGACGCAACAAGAGCGCCGCCTGTCAGGTAGTTGACCATGCTTATGACTAACGCTAGGACAATGAGTAGTTCTGATGCCTGCACAACAAGGTCAAAGATAAAATTTTTGAGGTTTTTGAGCCACGACAATTCCCCAAATTTGCGTAAGAACCATGCAGCGTGCTTTACCCATTTCGGAAAGGTCGGGGCATCTTCATTTTCCACATTTTTGCGTGCAACCTTGTGTATAACTTTGTTCTGTGCAACTTTATCCGTAGACATAGTAACGTTCTCCATCCTTTGAAAAGTTTTAATCTTCGGTCACGATATCGCCTTCTCTAAGCTCCTGCTCAGTAACAAAGGCGACCTGTTCACCTTCCGGGTTTTCAGCTATGACGCGGTAATATACGTCGTCGGGTGAACTGTGTGTAGGAGTAGCGCGAGTGACCGTGTACCCCTTATTGTCATGGTCTTGCAGTTTGCCGAGTAACCATCCTATCATCTGTATAGCTCCTTTGGACTCCATTCATAGTTGTTATCGCCCCGGTAACGTACCAGATCGCCCGGTTTGATAGCAGCATTTGTACTGAGTTGAATCTGCTCTTGTTTGTAGTTCAGCGCAATGACGTGGTTATTGCCAAGCACGCGCCTCACGTTAATAACAGTGTAGATCTCCGAGTCTCGCCTGAACAGCCTTTTTAGCTGCCTGCAAAGATTGCCCATTAGATCTAACATAGTCACAAGTAAATGCATTAGCGCCGTACTCATTCCAGTCCCCTTGTAGCCGTAAGTTCTTGTAACTGTTCGTGTTAAGCTCTGACACTAGGTAGCGCCAGCGTTTATCAAAGTCTCCTGAGATGCCAACATGGTGCATCATGGTAGGCTTACATGTTAACACATATACGGCTTCGCATGCAAGATCGTAATTTTTGTTGCCTTTTGTCTTGCCTAGATCGTCAAGGCTTTTGCGCTCGAACACCGGGACACTTCGCAAAAGCGATTCGCGTGTTTTGTAGATGTTTTTATGACCACAAATGTAATCTGAGTACAAGACGTGGAGCCTGTTTAAGTAGTCCCGGTCTGTTTCGTCAGCGTAACGCCTGATTGTCTCTGCGATGCCGACGCGAAACCTGCTTAGCCCATATAACTGAATATCAGCTAAGAACTCAGGGCAGACGATTTTGCAGTTACGCATGCGATACGTAAGCTTATGTACGTGATCCCATACGTCTAAGCTGTGTGCTACGTACTGTTTGCGCGTCGGCAGGCACGTTGCAACGATAATGCCAGCTTCAACGTCGTGAAGTTTCTTAAATCTTCCGCCTTCCCCGCGCTTTCTCGCTTGCGCAATTTGGCTCATTCTTGGAGATTTTTCACCCTTTTTCGGCATTTTTCTACCTAAAACTTGAAAATATTGAGGATGAAAGAAACATCGCTAATAGGTCGTCCACATCAACAAAATTAACGTTTTATCATCATCCTCTTGACATATTGTACAGTATTTATTACAAGTTGTCAAGAGATATAGGCAAAATAAAAGAGTCAAGTGTAAGTTGACTCTTTTAAAGTATGGCGATGCTGGAAGGCTGTCGCTAATACCATGTCAGCCTGCGGTTTCTTGTACCAGAAAAAACCAGAAATGTCAATTGCGCTGAGTGTATCAGAAAAGCGCGGAAAATGCAACATTGATTATAGCATGGTGGAAGGCAAAATAAAAGAGCCGCCATAGCATTTCTGCTACGTTCTCACGCGGCTCTCTCGATGCAGCTAGGAGTTTGACCGCTCCCTACTGTCTACGCGGTTGGAATAAGTCTTTACATGCAATTCGCCTCAGAGAAGCACCCGTTCTTTCGGCACGCCTTTGGCATGAACGTATCATAGCACAGCCGAGCATAAAAATAAAGGGCTACCTGCACGTAACCCTTTATCGTCAGAGGCGAAATGTTACTGTCGCTACTGCTATGTCAGCGTTTATTGAATGAAAGGAATAACAAGTGTGGAAAACAACCTGTCCATAAGGCTAAGTATAACATATTGCACAGCATAAGAGAAGGCCCGAACATAGCCGATCCGGGCCTAACACAATAAATTAAAGGAGAATGACACGTTGTATTACGCGCTACCTACCTGTGAAGTAAGGCAGGTAGATTATAACAAAAGCAAAGAGCAGAGTAAAGATTTCTGGCAATCCCTACTCTGCTCTTTGCTTAGTGACGTGGATGGAAGTATCGTTATCTCGATGAGTTGCAAGCAAAGTGTATCACACAAAGAACAAGTACGCAAGAGCGTCAGTGATGGAAGGGGCATTAGCAACCATCACTGACGCTCTTGCGTACATTATCAAATGTAATTCTGGTTCTGTTCTATCATAGCACTACTGTCAATACCTGATGAAGTACACTCCGTTCCCGACGCTGTATTTAACATACGCTACTGCTGTCGGGTGCGCTCCCCAATTCATAGATGATCCTGTAAACGTGTTGCCATTTACGCTTTCCACTACACCAACATGGCCGAGGCCGAAAGCTCCTTGCACATTGGCGTTAAGCTGGAATATATCACCGCGTTGCGGCCTAGTGTCCACAGTCCAATGAAAATCTCGTGCGCGTGCTACCCATTGGTTAGCGTTACTCTGTGTCGTCCAAGGTACGAAGATACCATGTAAGTCGTGATAACGTTTGTTGGCGTACCATGTGCATTGAGGGAAACTAAAGAAGTTGCCAACGCCTTTTACTGCCTGCATTGTTTGTCCTTTCACGGTTAAACAGATTGTCTCACCGGGAAAGATCAAGTTTGCGTTAGGCAATCCGTTTATTGTCTGTAAATGCTGCCAAGTCGTGTTGTGTTGCTGTGCTATACCGCTCAACGTATCGCCAAAGTGAACCGTCACACCTAAACTGCATGGCGGCGCTGCATGGGTGACAATGATACCTGATACCGTCAACGACAATGGTATCACCAGTACTATAAGTATTAGCGATAATATACGTGGGTTTCGGATTATGACGCTCCATGTCTGTTCTCCTTACTAGTAAAGCCTTCTAATATCCAAATCCGGGTTAGGGGGCCTATCAAGTAACGATCCATCGACAACCGTTACTTTGACGCTATTTTTTCTTCCCCTCATACTTTTAACGCGCTCAGCAATATTAGGGAAGTAAACACCTAGTTTTCTGTCCAGTTTTCCTAGCAAATTTGAGCCAGGAAGCTCTGCATACGATTCAAGCAGGCTGAGCGCCCGGTTATGCATACCGCTAAGATCTTTGTGTAGCGCATAGAGTTGATCGAAGTTCTTCTTCACCCTGCCTAGCAGAGTTTCAAGGTCTTGAACTTTTAGCCGTAACCCGGTGTTTTCGGCTCTTAATCGCTTCAACTCATCTAATATTTCATCATTCTCCATATTCAACCTCGTAGCATAACAACTTGCGAACTACATATTTATGTGTAAATATCCAGTGCCTAGCTATGCTATAATCCCTTTTGTCTCTTGCAATGTCAAGGCCACAACACCAGTGTACAGTAATTCCATGCCGCTCTAGACATTGCATATGCTTGATGAGTTGATCACAATGCAAGTCTGTCCACCTGCGGGGCCATCGCATAAATTCATATTCAGGATAATGTCTCACAACATAATGTACCATTAGTCACCTTCTTTGTTACCTAGATAGTACCATGAGTGTTTATAGTGTTGAGTAATGTTGTAAGTACGGTTGTACGGACGTACGTACAGGTAGTATGGATAAATTAATAGAATACGCTGACAATGTAGATATTTGGGACCTGCAACCCGGTGAACCTAGTATATGGCATGAGAGATTTGAATATTACAGGCTCATGGGGCCTTTGCGTACTATCGGCAAAGCATACAGGCGCTACCGTAAGGATATAGATAACGTTGAAACTACCGCTTCTGCAACGCATTATTGGCGCGAGAAAGCGGCTCAATGGAAGTGGGAGGAGCGTGCTCAGGCGTGGGACGCTACAGTACAGGAAGAAAAAGAGGAACGAGCGCTTTCCGTTTTCAGCGAAGGTCTTTCTTTATCGCATGAGCGTGTTGCAAAGCTAAAATTAATAGCGCAAAAGCTTGAGGAATACATATTAGACCCTCGTACAACGCGAGTATCTCCGCACATCATTGAGCAATATCGTGGACTACTAGACGACATTGCTAAAGAACGCGGTGAACGCAGTAACAAGGTGTCAATTTCCGGTCCTTCAGGTGGTCCGATTGTGATTGAAACGCAGTGGGGGCGTGGCGGGTCTGCGTCAGAAGCGTGGAAGTCGTTACCGTCGCCAGTTATAGACTCCGTTGTAGAAGAAATCACCGATACAGAGAATGGCAGCAAAGCAGACTAAAAAACTTACCGTATCGCTATACACTCCGCACGCTGGACAGATGCTACTACACAACTGTCCGGCGCGTTTTCGTGTCATGAGTTGCGGTAGACGCTTTGGTAAGACGCTGGCAGCGACCAATGAACTTGCTAAAAAGGCACTGGAAAAGCCTTCTAGTCTTAACTGGTGGGTAGCCCCGACGTATAGACAGACAGAAATTGCGTTCAATCTTCTTGCTGAGGCCCTTACCCCGGTCATGACCAAAGACCCTAACCGGGGGAAAATGCGCATTGATCTTATCAATGGATCAGTCATTGAATGTAGATCCGCAGAACGCTATGAAAATATGCGCGGCGACGGTCCTAGCTTTGTTGTGTTTGATGAAGCGTCTAAGTGTCCTAAAGAGGCATGGACGGAAGTAGTGAGACCTGCGTTAGCAGATAATCAAGGCGGTGGAATATTTATTAGTACACCGTGGGGGCATGACTGGTTTTGGGAACTTTTCATGCGTGGACAGGACCCGAACGAGCCTGATTATTGGTCTCATAGTTTTCCGACATGGGCAAACCCTTTTATTCCTGCAAAGGAAATAGACGAAGCAAGAAGAACGTTACCTGAATTTGTATTTAAACAAGAATTTGAGGCAGTATTCTTAGATGATGCAGCTTCAGTATTTCGTAAAATTGATCAATGTGTTGCTGGTGATTTCAGAGAGCCGGAGCCGGGACACTATTACGTAGTAGGATGGGACGTTGCTAAACAGGACGACTATTCAGTTATCACAGTTATTGATTGCAACACAGGCGAGGTTGTGTATTTTAACCGTTTCAATCGAGTTGATTATAGCATGCAGTTGGATAACTATGTTGTACCAACGGTACACCGCTTTAACAATGCTCATGTTATTATGGATAGTACAGGTGTCGGCAATCCTATCTTAGAAGAAGCTATAAAAAGAGATATATCGGTTGAAGGCTATTACTTTACGAACGCAAGCAAGAAAGAACTTATTGATAGAACCGTCGTTGCTATCGAAAATAGATACATTACCTACCCCTCTATCCCAATTTTGCTCAGCGAACTTAAGGCTTTTAGTTATGAAATCACCAAATCGAGAAATGTTATATATAGTGCCCCTGAAGGGCAACACGATGATTGTGTTATAAGTCTTTGTTTAGCTGTGTGGGGTGCAAAACGAGGAGCTACAATACCATTTGAGGTAACAACGCGAAAAGAAGAAAATGCAACTGCTATAATACCTCAGACACACAAGGTAGATCAGGCGTGGATAATGCTTCGTCAGCAACAGATGGCTCGGTCCCTGTCATGGGTACAATCTTCAGCGCCTTATGTCGCGCCGGAAAGCGATGGGAAAAATGATAATACTTGGGGAGTGGCATGACTAAGAAGTATAAGAAGCAAAAATCACAGCCTGTTACTCGGTGGGAATGGGAAGATTTAGCGCAAGATAAGAATTTATCGCGTGAGTATACGCAGCTTGCCACAGCCTTACATGAGGCGCAATCTCTTGCTGTGCAAAAATCTGTGCGCATGGGAGGCTCCCCGGCTGAGTACATTGATTTAACTCGCGCAACCGCAATCTTAGAACGTTCTCCGCAGCTTATACCCTACTTAGACAGCATCAGAAAGCAAGGTAGTAGCCTTCCTACAGGCTTTACATCGTATCAGAGCTACCTACAAAAACAAAGCCCTACAGGTAACGCGCACCCGCAAGCAACGCAATCATCTGGCCTTTGGTCAGGCAATCAATCTGAGCCTGATGGCGCGCCAAATGCTAGGATTATGCGTGATCTTGCTGATTCAAACGAGTGGGTACGTGCGGCTATTAACACCAGACGCCAGCAAATAGGCAGAGCTAACATAGCGGTTATGCCCTTCAATGAAAGAAAGTCGTATCCCAAACAGCTAGCTAAGCGTATACAATTATTGCTCGATCAACCAAACGAGTACAGGCAAAACTACTACGAGCTTATGTCATCTGTTTGCGATGATATTTTAGTGCTTGATCGTGGCGTGCTCTTAAAGGATATGACAACCTCACGTCAGCCTGTCCATCTCTATACAGAAGATGGCGCAAACGTTAAAATTTACCCTGATTGGTCAGGCAAAGACAGAGAGCCGCGCTATGTGTATGTAGATCCGCAGAGTAATCGCAAGGTGCCTCTACGCAACGATGAGTGCGTCATGATGATGGCGAATCCTGCCACGTACCGTTTCTCGCTTTCCCCGGTGCAAGTGCTCTATAACACCATTCGGGCTGACCTTGCAGCAACAAAGTCGGCTGCAAGCATGGTAAGTATGAAGCCGCCGCCACATATGATCCAATTGCAGGGGGCTACGCAACAGCAGTTAGAAGCTATCCGCGCACGCTATGAATCGGAGATTGCTGGACAGAAAGAAATTTTCTGGATTTCGGGCCAGAATCCAGCAAATGTGACACCGCTTATCTTTTCGGCCAGAGATAACCAATGGCTTGAATGGCAGGTGTATCTCGCAAGAAAGATTGCGGTTGTTTTTCAGATTTCGCCTCAACAACTCGGCATAACTTTTGACATTAATAAAGCTACTGCCTCTTCACAGCAAGAAATCTTTGAGGATACCGGGCTAATACCTCTGCTTTTATTGATCGAATCATACTTAAACGAGGAAATTGTAGGTGATTTTGCTGCGAAGCTGCCTGATGGCCGCGTTGATTTTGATTCAATTAACCTTCGCATACTTTTCCCTGAAGTCTCCGAGTCGGACAGGCAAATGCACGCGGAACGGGCGATCAAAGTTGCAACGACGGGCTTAGCTGGCCTGCCAAGTATGACGTTAAACCAAGTGCTTGCATTGTTTGGTGAAGAGCCAGTTGAAGGCGGAAACACGTTTTATGCGCCAACGCGTGAAGGTCCGTTACCGTGGCTTAGCTATGATAATAAGCTCGGTGAATTTACACCGTGGGCTACAACTGATGGCTCTATGGGAGGTCAAGACCCGCTTGGTGGTCCGACTGACAATCAGACACCGCGTGACGGTACAGGCGGCTCCGGTGATTACGCTGGCCCGATACAAAGTCAGGGCGCAGATTCGCCTGAAGATTTAGGGCAGCAGGCAGGCGCTAATAGTAGCAGAGGCAGTAATGCAAGCTCTAGCGCAGGTGATAAGGGTTCTAGTGGCGGTAAAGCACAAAGTTCAGGCGGAAAGAAGAGTTTTGATAATCGTCGTTATGGGAAGCGTTGGATTCCCGAAAGGAAATAGCTATGTATCACGGCAATAATAAACATCACATTGATATGCATGACGATGTTGAGGTAAAGGAAGCTCAGCTAGTTAAGACTGCTGACGGTCATGAGATTCATGTCAAATACACTGTCAAACCCGGTATTGACGCCAGTGAAGTGCGCTATATGCACCGAACAAACGGCGTCAATCACAGCATGGACGATGTAAAGCCAGTGGTTGAGAAAGAAAGCAAGAAAAAGTAAATGTCAAAAATCGTTGAGCTTGCGCCAGCAATTACGCTTGACGACGTAATTGCAACGAAAGGCGTGGGGTATAAGCCTGACTTTAAGATCCATACGGCAGGCATCGAGCCAGATAGAAGCAATAATCGCTTAGTGCATATGGTTGGTTCTAGCACAGAACAGGATATGCAAGGCGACATCATGACCTTGTATGCCTTAAATGACATGACAAAGGCGGCTCCAAATATGACGATCTGGTTAAATCATAATTATGATTTGCCCGGTTCAATATTTGGTTCTGTTGTTGGCGCTCCTACCATTAAGCACCAGCAAGGTATTGCGGATCTGCACTTAACCGTAGATGTAGAGCTTGACAACCCCGCAGCCGCGCAAGTTAAGCGATACATTGATAATGGCAGGCGTTTAGGGTGCTCTATCGGCTGCATGGTTACTAAATACGAGGTGCCAACAGAGGACGACGGGCCTAATTGGGCGAATATGCCCATCAAAATACTTGGTGTTTACCCGGTAGAATATAGTGTCGTGGGCATACCGTGTAATCAAAGATCGTGGGTTGAGAATGCTATAAGCGGCGTTTTCACCCGAACGCTCGATCCTGCTCTAGCCCCGGCTATGAAGTCATTATGGCCTTCTCGCTACAAGGAAATGGCGAAATCTTTTAGCGATGAGACCCGTGTTAAAATGGATATGTACGAGCCACGCGAGGCCATTGACGGACGCATCGAATGGTTGCCAGCAAAGAAAATGTTCTTAATGAGCTACGATGGTAAAGAACGCCGCTTTAACACGAAGGACCTGCAAGATTTCTTTGCTGGCGCTCAGCCTATCCGCACAGAGCAAGAAGTTGACGATCTTCTTGACCTCGATCTTAAGATTGACGATCTAGGAGAAGATGAACTTGACCTTGTTAAAGGCGTCTGCGGCAAAACTTCATGGCCGCTTGACATGGAAAGTTCATGGGACAAATCTACCGCGCACCATCATTTACTTGAGTGGGCAGGCGGCAAAGAGAACTTTCAAGCATCAAAGTTTAAAAGTACTCATTTCTGGTATGACAATGACGGTACGCAGATTAGCGATTTCCATTATCCGTTTTGCGATGTTAAAGGCGGAAAGGTAGTTGCTGTTTGGCATGCAATAGTCGCGGCTGCTGCTGCATTGGGAGGCGCAAGGAGCGGAACCGATGCAGGTGGAAAAGGCGCTATCCGCAGCCGCGTGGCTTCATATTATCACAAAGCTGGAAAAACCCCACCCTGGGAAGAAGGCGCAGAGAAGGATGAAAAGTCAGTGGATGAATTAGAACTTACTGAGAAAGAACAAGCCCAACAGGAGCTTGACAAAGTTGCTGCGGGTAAACCTGCCGACGATAAGAAGCCAAGTAAAGACGACAAGGACCCTGACAACGACGGGGATGATGATACAGACCCTAAAAAGGACACTGATCACGACTACGCCGGGAAGCAGGATGACGACAAAAAAGACGATCAGGATGATGAAGAGGAAGATGAGGACGGTAAAGGTGGTCATGAAGGCAGCAACAAAGAAGGCAATGACAAGAAATCTGCCGAAGAAGTTGTACAGTCATCCGAACTAGACCCCGGCAAGATTGCTCTGCTTGCTGCATACAACACGGTAGGAAAATCGTTGAACTTACCGGAGTTGACTACTGAGAAATACCTTGAAGTGCAGAAAGCAGGAGTACAGATTGACGGTCAGCACATGCATCACTTACAGATGCTACACGACATGGTTTGTTCTATGTCCGGTGGTATGACCTGCTCAAATGCTCCTGCTCAGTCTTTCAGTGACGCCGTAGCTCAGGCTCAGGAAATTTCAGGCAATTCTCCTAGCGTCATGCCTTCTGTTGCGTATTCACTCGGTGATCACTTAAACAAGATCACGAAGTCAATGGAAGCCTATAACGGCTACATGGAACAGATGCAAAAATTTGTAGAAGGCCAGAGCACCGTTAAAGTTGAGCTTGAGAAGGCGCAGCAAGAGGTTGCGACACTTGGCGCTGAAGTCGTGAAGTATCAGGAAACTATTGCTTCGCTCAAAGACATGCCTCTAGGCAACCCGATTCACCATAATCGCACAGTGCATGAGGCAGACCGGGACGCAACGATCACACGTGAAGAAATTCTAGGTATTAACAAGGCCGCGCCCGTCGAATGGCAGGCAGAAGATTCTCTTGCCAAAGCCTTTGAAATGACTTCGACAAAGAAGAAGAATGCAGGCGGCATGTTTATTGAGTATCGTGTATGGCCTGAAGGCGTTGGCGGCGACACGAAGAAGGGTGTAAGACCTGAGCTTACCTCCGACCAAATCACCTACATGAGCTTTCAGGACATCAACAACTATCGTGAAGGTAAATACGCCGAAGTCCCCTGTATCGGGAGCCAGAAAGCAAAGTAAATGAAAAAGCACCAGCCTGTAAACGTTAACGAGGTACACAAATCAGAGCTAGCAAGCGCCGGATTTAACCAGTCTCTTGCACTGACAATTACGAAGGCTACAAACAGCATGGTGTGTGCCTATGCGTTTGCAGCGCTGGCATTACTTGGTTTCCCGGCCCTGAGTTTGTTCATGGGGCCGGAGCTAGCTATATACGTTGCATGGTTTAGTCAGACCTTCTTGCAACTGACTTTCTTACCCGTCCTGTCCGTAGGTCAGGGCATTATGAGTAGGCATCAAGAGCTACAGTCAGAAGAGCAATTCAACACTACTGTAAAGATATACGGTGACATAGAAGAACTGAAGCAAGAGATAGCTGAACTCAGGCGGGAAAACAAAGAGATTAAAGGCTTGTTAATCCGCATTGCATTGGAGCATGAGCACAATGAAAAAGAATCAGTCTGAGCTAGATGACCTCATTTTCGAGCTAAACGATGCTTCACCTCATAAATATCGGCTAACCAATACAGAGCATCCACCGACTAGAAAAGAGTTCTTTATTGCGGTTGCGGTTGGAGCCTTTCTTTATATGGGCATACCTCTTGTCGCTGGAATTGTCGTTGTGATAAGTCGTGCGCTAGGCCATTAGTACTTGACTAAGTGACCTTTTATCTCAGTTGTGTGTTATAGTTAGTAGTCATAAGGTTGTCCGGTCATGTGGATGATATTTGTTCTCCGTATCAATAAGCTGGCCGGACAGTCTTGAACTAAGCAGAAATATTGTACAGCCACATATTTCGATAGCGCTTCATGCGGCTTACGAGCGTGCGCCAGGGCAGCAACACTACATTTGTAAGGAAGAAAAGTGAGCGATACATTTACAAATGTTCTTGATCCGCGTGACGCTACGTATGCTATACAGCGCCAACAGCAGATTGATGAACTTCTTCAACTGAATACTCAGCAGTTAGACCGTCGCCTTAACTGGATGTTAAACAGTGGCGAAAACATCCGTGACGATCACAAACTTTCACAGAAATTCATGGGCGATGTGCTGAGCAATGCCTCTACCCCTGAAATTCTGCGTAAAGGCATTCTTGACTCGACAAGCGGCACGACTGGTAACGTTCTAATCCGCCAGGATCTAGAGCCAATTCTGTACGCGCTGTTCGTTAAAGTGTTCCCTGCCTTCGAGAGATTGAAAAAAGGGCAAGCAAACGGTTTGGTTCACGCATTTAACCAAATCACTTCTCCTGACTCTTCCAGCGCACAGAGCACGATTATCAGCGAACTTGGCACCGTGAGCTACGTCAGTTCAAGCTACGTTCGTGGCACTGCACCAATCGCTGTGTTTGCTACCGGGCGTGGTGTGGGTATCAAGGAACTTGCCGCCGTTAGTGCAGGTGGAGCACCTTATGACCCACAGAAAACTGAAATGTCAAACGGTATGATCAAACTCGCCTCTGACATTCAGTACACCATCTTGCAAGGCAACGCTTCTACTTCGAGTGGCGCGGGCGCAGCTACCGAACTCGGCGTCTACAATGCCAATGGCTTTGATGGATTCCGCTCTATCCTTGGCTCGGTTGGCTCCTACTCCGGCAACAACGCCATTCAAACCGACATCGGCAGCTTGAACATGCTGGAAAGCTTGCAGTCAGTTGCGGCTAAAGCTGCAAACAACGGCGGCAATCCTAGCTTGGTCATGATGAGCATGAACGCAAAACAGGCTCTTGACATTGAGCAACAGAACAACCAAAGGTACGATAAGGACATGGTTGACATTGTTCCCGGCGTGCGATGTAACAAAGTCGCATGGGCGAACGGTGAATTGACCATTCTCCCGATCCCCGGCACAACGCTCGGCACCTACAACCGCACATCGGACAATGCGCTTGTTGAGGACATCTATGTACTCGATGAGAATGGCATTTCCTTGCGCTGGTTGTACAGCGAAAGCTTCACAGTGCTGCAAATCCCAACAGGTGTTGACGGTGCTCTTTCTAACCGTTTCATCATCTTTGGCATGTATGGCATGGAAGTTGCCGCGCCTCTGTTCAGTGGCAAAGCTCGTAGACTGGCAAGCTAAAATCATGGTGTATTCTCGCTACGCCAGTTCAATTAGCAGGGTTAATGCTATTGCTCGTAGAGAGAAGCGTAGGGCCGCAAGGTTGGCTAGAAGGCATGCCGTTGCGGTCCTACGAGGCCAGATCAGGCAGCAAAGAGCGCTAATTGCTGGTGAACGCAAAGCCATAGCATCACAAAGGCTTAAAGAAAGGTCTACTCTTGCCGCAGACCGATCACGAATAGCCAAAGTGAAAAACTCTGAACGCAGAGCAAGGGCCGCAGAGAGGTCTGCTTTGCTCAGAGACAGAAGCAAGATAGCTGGTATTCGCGCCAAAGAAAAATCACAGGTAGCTAAACAGCGCAAAACGATTCTTGCGCAAAGTACTGCCATAAAGAATGAGCGCTCCATAATCAAGCAAGAACGCGCTGAAATGCGGAGCATGAGCAGTGAACAAAAACGTGCCATGCGCTCAGTTATCAAGGGCCAGGAAGCAGCAATTAGAGCGCAACGCACTAAGGTTAGGTCTGAACGGGCCACGGTAAGAAAAGAACGTTTAGCAGCTAGGCGCAAGATAACAAAGATCCGTGGGCAAGAAAAGAGTATCAGAGCTAAGTTTAAGCGTACAAAGGCAGTAGCTAAAGGTAAGATATCGAGCCTGAAAGCTTCTGAGCGGCGCACTAAAACAGCTTTTAAATCAAAGTTATCAGGCGAAAAAGCCAGTATAGCCGGAAGCAGGAAAACTATTGCCGGGTATAAGGCAAGAATAGCCTCTATCAGAGGTGCTACCGGGACCTCTCGAAAGGGCGTCACTAAAAGGTACACCTTTAAACGAACATCGTACAAAGGAACAAAGTCGGCAGCTTCAGGCACAAGCGCTTTTAGAAGCGGCCTGACAAAAACAACGGCGTCGAGAACGACAAAACATCACGGAGGACATCACTAATGCCAATCGCAAAACAAGATCCGAGCAAGGTAGAGATTTTACCAGCGTATAAGCCTAATGGTCAGCTAGCAACAGCAAGCGATGATCTTTGCACAGTCTTACACGGCTACGGGCGCGTAGCCTCTGACGACGTTCATTACATTGACAACTACAAGTTTGTTGGCGGTATCGGGCGAAATATTCCCCGTTCTATCGCTAAGCACTGGAAAAATGGCACAAGGCCGGACGGTCAGCCTGCTATTAGCCGGGTGTTTTGTCAAGCTATCCTACCAAACGACGCCAATGAAGTTGACTTTGCGCAAGCGACGGGTATTCAGCCTATGGAGCCGACAAAGCTAGCTGCCATGATCGGGGCTAGTGACGCGCAGGCTCTTATTGAAGCGCTCGGTATCCAGAAAACCGCGCAATTGATCGAAGAGCTAAAGGCTGGCATCGGCCAAGCTAAATAGTTATACACATTTTAAATAGTTATACACAGGAGATGTGTATAACTTGATACGGACAACCGTACAAGAAAGGTCTGCTGATATGAAAATATCGAAAGCATTGCGAGGCAATCTTGACTTGCAGCAGATTGAGTGTCTTAATGTTGCCGCCGCTTCTGCTGGCTCCGGCTCCGATTTTGAGCATGTTATAGGCTATGTGGCCGACCTTACGCAAGGTGGTCCTTCAGGCGCAGCGGGTATGCAGGCAGTAAACTATCAGCAAATTCGCTACTTTACAATGGTGTGGGAAGCGACCATGACAGGGCAGGCAACAAACTACTTCACGATCAACTTTAACCAGTACCGCGCAGGTGCTTTGTTGGTAAACACTACTTCGAGCACTTCTGTTAGTGCGGCTGGCTCAGCTACAATCACCGTTGGCTCTGGTGGTGCTAAAAACTGTTACATTGGTCAGTACTTAAACATTAGCGGCGGCACAGGCACCGCAGAAACCGTACAGGTTACAGCGTTTAATGCGAACAGTAACACCATTACGGCTGTGTTTGCTAACACGCACTCAGGCACCTATAACGTAGTTGCCGCGCCCCTTGCCACGCTTGCATACAGTTCAAGTTCGGTGACTGATAGCAAGTTTGTGCCTCACCAGATTAAAGCTTTGCCGAACACGGTACAGGCAGGCGATGTTATCACCGTAGCCCGTGTGTCTACTGGTACAGGGTTAGCTTCTGTTGCTGCTACGTTTGGCTATGAATGGGTCTGTGCCGGACCACAGTAGGGAGTAAGGCATGGCTCAGAGTTTCGCGCATCATTCTGAAGTTGGTACGTACACACCGTACCACTTCAATGCTACTCAATCTTCAACGTTAATTGCTACAGACCATACACACGGCACCTTTTTAGGGACCGTTGTAATTAATCAAGCTGGTACAAGTGACGTTATTACACTTTCTAATGGAAGTAGCAATACTATCGCCGTAATTCATCCGGTAGCTGGCGCTACTTACACGTATAGATGTAAATGTGATCAAGGCTTGTTTGTAACTATTGCTGGCACAGCCGGAGATTATACAATCAATGCTAAGCCGGGTGCAATTTAGGAAATATAAATGCCAAAGTACTTAACTGTCAATCAGTACAAAAGATACGGGGATGGGGTGTCACTTTCTGGCGTGACTGATATGAACTTGGCATTTATGATAAGCAGGGCCGAAGCATCCATAGATGCGCACTTCGGCCTTGATCCTAAATTGGGAGGTTGGGAGCCTCACCAAGTCATGCTACAGCAAAGGTTTAACGAGCATACACGTCAAACCTTCATGCCAAACTACCATATCCCGGTGCGTAATATTACACGGTATCGTATTCAGGTATCAAACGTCTCAACGTCCGGCGCTGGATTCTTCGCTGACATCAATGCTGGCGACTGTGTTATCAACAACACGGGCCAGTACATTGAAATTGTACCGTTGCAGGCAGTGACATACTCTTTATCCCCGGTACTTCTTGAACTAGGATTAAAATGGCCTATTGTCGAGATGGATTGCGAGGTAGGATATTACATTCCGGTCTTTGGAGACACTTTAATAGATGGTGGTCAACACACTACATATTATGCAACTGATGGTTTTTGGGCTAGCAGCTATGACCAATCTCTTGCATCGCAACCTAATCAACTTCCGCCAGTGCCGCCAAATGTCTACGTTAACGGCGTCAAACAAAACGCTTCAGCGTACACAGTAAACTATCAGGATGGATCTATCACCTTTAACTCTGTCCAGTTGCCAACAGCAACCGTATCGCTGGACTACACTAAAACAATCCCTGATTTCATCACAGAGGCGTGTGTTATTCAAACGTCGTATCTAATGGCGCATAAACGCTTAAATGAAATGGGTGTCTACTCAGGCATGTATCAATTCCGTAATGGAGAGCAAGAGATAAGCTATCCACGTGTTACAGGTGTATCAATGCTAGGACGTACCACGCCTACGTCTCTTTGTCCTGAAGCACTTGGCGTTTTATCTCGTTATGATGACTGGTCTATAGCATGATTGTACTAGCAAACGTATATGTTGACATTTATAGATCGTCATACAGTACGAGTAGTGGTACAGACACGGCTCAGCCGTATCTTGTGAAGGTCGAAGGGCATATATCGCGCATACAAGGCGCAATATTAAAGCCTGTGCAAGCTGGCGGGGTGCTCTATTCACAGTATGCACTAGGCTTAGATACTTCTGTAGACGTACAAAAGGGCGATATTATAAAAAATATACGCAGAAAAGACAGTGGTAAACTCTGGTTTGACAATACGGATTATCAAGAATGGCGTGTAACTGACGCTAATAATTCAAGTATTGGCTTTCTAGAGTACCGAGATGTTGAACTAACCCGCATTGTTGCCGGGGGAGGCTTTAAAAGTGGAATTTGAGATTGATACAACTCAAATTGAAGAGTGGATAGCCAGGATCGAAGCCGCTATTGAAGCCGCGCCGGAAACTTGTGCAAGGATAGCGAATGAAGGCGGCGATTTGCTAGCGCTGGCACTTGGCGTTAATGCCCCTTTTGATGGCGCGGCTAATAACGGCGTTTTACCAAATGAGGCAGGGCATTTAAATCAAAGCTTTGGCTATAACGAAGCTACGCCGGGTGAGTCGTGCGTTGCTGAGGTTTGGACCAATGAGCCTATTAAGTATCAATATGTTACACAGGGTACGGCTACTCCTATTCTTCCGGTACAAAAAATGGCTCTCTGGTGGCCTGATGCCGCACACCCTGTTGCTTTTGTACGTGGACAGGAAGCAAACCCATTTCAGGAAAAGGCTAAAGCTGATTTTGAGTCTGAATTTCCCGATGCTGCAAACACTATCGTTGCTGAATGGCTAGGTGAAATTTAATGGCTAACCCTAATCCAGACAGCGTAATAATGTCAGCAATAGCAACAATTGCCCCCGCAGGTACACGCTTAGCGTCATTTGGCAACCCGGTGATCATCGAGAATGAATACTTGTTGTCACAAGGGCGCTTTCCTGCCTTGCATATCGAAGCAGACAGGCAAAAATATGTGCCGTGTGGCGCAAGTGTCTACGATGGTACTGCAAAGTTTCTTATTACGTATCTGGATAGATGGGATCAAGCTACAGTAAGCATAGATGTTATCAGGAAAAATGTAAAGTCCGACCTTGAGATAATCATGGCTAATCTCATGCATAACTCATCTCTTGCCGTAGCCGGGGAAGCAACAGCAGTTTCTATTTCACAGTATCAACTTAGCCCTTATAGGGGTGAACTTGACAGTACAACCGTACAAGGTATGGTATTATTAAAAAGGACGTTGACCGTTACCGTCAATGTGCTTCCATTCGATGTTTAGGAGATGTTTAGATGGCAAAGATTCCAGCTAGGTATGTCGGAGGTCATGACATCCTGTTGAGTAAGTTTGGAGGCCCGTATTATGACGGTGATGGCCGCAGACTGCTTGACCTTGTATTGCACCCCGGCGATACGTTGATGATGGAAGATGAAGAGGTTTTAGGGTTTTCGATGCTTCATGATCCACGTCATGAAAAAGAATCTGTAAAAATCGGTGTCGGCAAGCAGGTTCTAGACGAGCATAACAGCCTGAAAGACCATGAATTGCGCGAACTTGGTTATCAATTCCATGAGGGGCGCAGAGATTTTGAGCCGATTCGTAGAACAGCACCTTTAGGAGATAACGACTAATGCCTATCGTTCCAATTCGTGAAGATAACGCTTATGTGGGCATTGCTAAGCAATCTTCGCAAGGTTCACCTGTAGCGCCTTCAACCTTTGTTCGCTGGCTAGATGGTACAAAGCTTGAGTTTGGCATGAAAACCGCTGAAGTTTGGGAAGGCGATGGGTCGCGCCATGTCTCACAGCTTATCAAAGAGCAACAGATGGTCAAGGTAACGGTTAAGTTTAATCCGCGCCCCATCGAACTAGGCTTCTTTGAGGCTGCGGCGCTCGGTTCTAACTCTGATACCTTCACGGCAGCTACCGTTTCAACTACCGTCTCTGCAAATACTAGCTCTGGCGCAACGAGTGTCAATGTTCCTTCTAACACCGGGCTAACTGGCACTGGCACAATCACGCTTGTTGTTGGTGCAGGCACCGCAAACGAAGAAATAGCCACGTTTAACCTGCCTGTAACTGGCGCTGGCCCGTACACTTTGACAGTTGCTAACTCTGGTACGCTGAAGAAATCGCACACCACCAGCGACGTAATACGCACGTTCTCTCAGCATGTACTCACTGATCAGGTAGACAGCCCTTATTACACCCTAGAGGTTGGTCTAGGCTCACTTAACGGCGGTGCTGGCCCAACGCTCCGCGTCACTGACTGCAAAGTAGAGCAGATTCAACGTACCGCAAAGTCAGGCGGCATACTGGAATACAATGTTGATTTTGTCGGTATCGCAACGGTTGCGCAGACCAATCCAAGCGTAGTGACGTACGAGAATCACAATATATTCTTGTATTCGCAAAGTAACGGCGGCTGGACATTAAACGGCAGTACTACAGGCGATGCTCAGGCTGTCGAGCAGTTCAGTATCACGCAGAAGAACGCTATTGATACAGGCATTCAGGCCGAGGCTCTTACTCTTGCCGCGCTTATCTTCGGTAACATTGATGTTAAAACCAACATCGAAGTTATTATGCAGAATAGCAACCTTATCAATTTAACGTACTTCGGCAGCAACACAGGCACAAGTGACTCGCAAACTATTGGCGCTGGTAACTTAACCGTATCATTCTCTCAACCTGACGGATTTCATGTGGTCACGTATACCCTTACCACGCTGAACTATGCTCAGCTTAAAATGCCGGAGCCAAAGAAAGACGGTAAGCACTTCAAGTTTAGCTTAGAAGGCACCAGTACATCAAACATGGGGCAAAACACTTACCTTCTACAAGTAACCGTTCAAAACACTCAGAACTCTTCGTACTAGACGTACGGACAATAGGAGAACACAACAAATGGAACAAAGTTCAAGCCTTGATCTTTTCTTAAACGCTGAAACAAACTTCAGCGAAATCTTGCCGGAGCCTGTTGAAGTAGACATCGTTGAGTACGAAGAAACTGAAGTAGGCACCCGACCTAATGGCAAGCCTATTATCAGGCGTGACCCTGTTGCAAGGACCACGTATATCAACACCTACGTTCCGATGCGCGTCTTTCACAAGATGATTGCCAGTCAGGAGAAGATAAAACGTGCTCAGGCTATGATGAACGGCGAAGAAAAGAACAGTGACGCTATGATTTCATGGATGACAGAGCAAGTATTAGCCGTGTGGCAACTGACTGAGCCTGACATGGATCTTGACACGCTGTTAGAAGGCTTGACTTTCCCTAAAATTCTAGGTTTGTTCTCGGTTTTTTTCGGAAGCCAGTTGAAATTAATGCAGGCGCAGGCTCAGCAGGCGGAAGAATAAGACACCCTTCCGAAGAAAGTTGGGGTGAGCTTTCTTCGGAAGTTCAAATCATGGATTGGGACGATGAGGCGCAAAGAGAAGCCATGCGCCAAGCTAGAGAACTACAAAAACGTGACCCTGAAGCCGCGTCACATCTTATTGTGACGCTACAAGCAACGCAAGAGGAGCAGGAGAAGAAGGGAAACATTGTAGATCGAAGGCCAGATGGCTATGACCCCATCAAGCTTTACGACATTGTATGTAAAGAGTACGGATGGAGACCCAAAGACATTGATGAGATGCATTATATGACATTCTTTGCAATGGTCCGGGCCATGATGGATCGTCACGAAGAAGAAAACGCGCAATTAAAGAGCTATAACTAGGAGTTTTGAATGGCTGGCGACGAAGAAATATTATTTAATGTTAACGGCAATGTAGGAAGCGCCGTTTCAGCATTAAATGAATGGGTTTCAGCCATTCAAAACGTTCAGAAATCTTTCGGTGATTTAGCAACTGGCATCGCTGACCTGAACACAGCTTTTAGCGGCCTCTCACAAAACATTAGCGGTGTCATGAGTGCGCTTGAAAACCTTGCTTCTAGCCCTGCCGCAGAGATGCTAGGTACACTTGCTGAAGCAGCTACAACGCTAGAAGAGACAGGCAGCGCTCTTGCTGAGTCTTTAAGCGGTGATGCGGCGGCATTAACCGAGCTTACTGACGCTTCGGCAACTGCGGCTGAGGTGCTTGCCTCTCTTGCTCCTTCAGCAGAAGAGGCAGATTCAGTTCTTACTACGTTAACTGACGGTATTGGCACTGTCGCTACTGAGCTATCCACTATGGGGCCTGACGCTGACGGTGCAATGCAAGCAATGCTCGATCTTGCGCAAGCCGTTGGTGACGCTCAGCAAATCATGACGGTATTCTCTGGTGATGCCGACGCTGTTGACGTAGCACTTAACTCACTTACCCCATCATTTCAAGCTGCACAACAAGCTTTGTTAGCACTAGGCGATGCTGGCACCCCTGCCTTAGCAGCGTTTGTGTCTATGGCTGACGCAGCCAATGCACAGTTAAACCCCGCTTTGGCGCAAGTATCTGCTGTGTCTAATCAAACGGCTTCCGACATACAAAACGCAGGATCAAGCGTTGATGCTGCGGCGCAACAAGTCGCTACTAGCGCCTCAAGTATCGCTGAGTCTGGTGCAGAAATAGCAGCAACAGGCGGCGATGTAGAGGTTTTAAATCAAGCATTCTTTGCTGTCCAACCTGCCGCGCAAGCAGTTTACACAGCCGTTAACGGCGCTGCACAACAGATGCAGAATGTACAAATAGCCGCGCAACAGGCCGCGCAAGGCACAACCGGGTTTGAAGATGCCTTGAATGCGCTCCTTGCCAAGCTTGATGAGGTTGTAGGAGCAGTTAATAGCCTGACCGTTGCCGAAGAAACAAACGCAGCCGAGGACAACGCAGCAAGAACGGGCATGGGCAATGATGCAATGCAGCTTATGATGCTCATACCAATGATTACACAGACCGCAGGCGGATTTTTGCAAATGGGCATAGCGGCTGAGGATAGTATTGCGCACATTACTGGCCTTGCCGATCAGTCTTTAGCTCTTGCTTCAAACTCTAAAACACTCAATACAGACATTACTGCACTAGAACAATCAGCGCAGAAATACGGCGTATCTATGAAAGACGCTGGCGATGGTCTGTATTACATTATTTCAGCAGGTTTTAATACAGCAGATGCATTAAAGGTGCTTGATGTATCAATGGAAGCATCTGCGGCTACTGGCGCAAAGATGCAAACAGTTAGTAACGCGCTTACTAGCGTATTGCACGCTTACAACTTAACTGCTGCACAAGCTAAAACTACACAGGACCAACTAACAGAAGCCGTTGTAAGTGGTAAGCAGGACTATCAAGAATTTGCCAATGTGATCGGTAGAACGGCTGCGGTAGGTTCAAACGCTGGCGTGTCTTTGAGAGAGCTTCTTGCTGCGGAATCCACATTAACACAGATCAACCCATCGGTAAGACAGGATACACAGAACCTTGCTAACCTCATGGGAGTGCTGAGTACTGGCGCAGATAAGACTGCAAAGACAGCGCAGGCACTTGGTTTGCAGTTTAACGAGACATCGTACCGATCAAAGGACCTGTACGAAAAACTTCAATATTTATGGCAGGTATCAGGGCAAAACACTGATAAATTCCATGCCTTATTGCAGAATGCTACAGCGTACACAGCCGCTATGAACCTGATGCGCGATGGTGGAACACTCTTTACAAACCAGATGATCAATCAAGGTCAGGCTATAGGGTCTACTGACCGAGCTTTTCAGCAGGCTTCACAGACCATTAGCTTTGCTCTGAACCAGATTAGCGCAGCGCTCTCTGTCATGTCCTACAACTTTATTCGCGCTATTGGCCCGGTTGTGGCTCCGCTTTTCGCGCAATTCGCCTCTATGCTTGGAAACTTAGCTAGCAACACACAGGTTTTAATGCCGATACTCGGAGGTCTCGCCGCAACACTTGGAGTACTCCTTGTAGCGGCTGTAGCGGCTGTAACGGCTTCATTTTGGGGCATGCTTGCGCCGTTTGGCGCTATTGCTATTGCTATCGGCGCTGTAGTAGCGGCCTTTATCTATATCATTCCAAAGATTATTGAGGTAGCAAACAGTAATACAATGCTCGGTAGTTCACTTAGAGCAATTGAGTTTGTTGTCAAGTCTGCTGCTCAGAACTTACGTAGCGCTTTCGGCGGTGCTATAGCCGCTCTACACCCCTTACTAGCTGGCCTTGGCACAATATTGCACAGCGTAGTTATCCCGGCACTAGCAGCGTTAGCAGGCGGCATAGGGCAAGGTTTAGCCAGTCTCATGAACATGATAGCGCAAGCTGTCAGAGCCGCAACACCATACATTCTGCAATTTGGTGTATACATACAACAGCACGTTGCCCCGGCCTTGCAAGCAGCTTTACCTAGCATCGAGTCTTTTGCTAAGACCATCGGAAGTATGATACCGTTCATCATTGCTGTTGGAGGGCCATTACTCGCCTTGCGCGGCGCTGTAGGTTTGGTTACTGGCGCTATGGGTCCTTTAGAAGTCGTAGTGGGACGCGCAGGGGCAGCTTTCAATCTGTTCAAGATTCCGGCGCAAGGAATTTGGACAGTAATGCAAGGCTTAGGCGGAATTATCAGGAATCCGATATCAGCGTTCGCGCAACTGCAAATGAGCCTTACAACTATCGCTGAGAATATTATGGGCGTTTTCAGAGTAGCAATACTCTGGCTTCAAGGTGCATTTGGCATAGTTATGGACGTTATTGCTGGCGCTGGTGGTCCTCTACAAGCTTTCCTTGCGGTAATTCAGGCAGGCGGCGCGGCTATCGGTCAGTTTGCAGGTGCGCTTATAGGTATGATTAACCCGGTAACAGTGATTGCGGCTGTACTTGTAGCTCTGAGTGCCATTCTTATTCACTGGCTTGTTACTACAAAGCAAGGACAGGCAGTGCTTGCCGGGTTGTGGGCCGCTCTTGTCAGGGTCGGTCAAGTAATTTTATCTTCGCTTCAACCTGCATGGGCCTCGTTACAAGCTTCGATGCGCTTAATTATGGCATCGCTTATGCAAGTATGGGTAGCACTACAGCCTCTTATGCCTTTGTTCTTGCGTGTAGCTCAGATAATAGGCGCAATACTTGTTGTAGCTATAGCTATAGCCATTGCCGCAATTGTAGGTATTATCACAGCATTAGCAAACTTCGTAGCTGGCCTTGTAAATGTGATAGCACATGTCATACAGTTCGTGTCTGGAATAATCCAAGCATTTGCAGGTCTATTCACAATCCTAAAAGGCTTGTTACACGGCAATACTGCTGAAATGCAGCAAGGATGGAATACTTTTTGCCAAGGGCTTCAAAATGCATGGAATGGCCTATGGGGTGCGCTCGTTGGCATAGCAAAGACCTTTATTAACACAATTAAGGGGCTTGTTGGGGGCTTTACGTCGGCTATTTCTGGCATGTTTCACGCTATGGCTGACGCGGTTGTGCATCACTCCATCTGGCCTGATATGTGGACAGCGATTAGTGCTAATACCTCGACAAACACGGCGAAGGTACACGGTCAGGTACAAAACTTCTCATCTCAGACGCAAGCCAGCTTTATGCAGATGCAAGTAGCTTCAGTAGCCCATGTAGCAACAATGTGGCAAAACGTACAGCGCCAAATCAGCGTAGCCATGACTACCAGTACTGCGGCTGTGCGCGTCGGCTTTGCGGCTATGAATACGCAGATAGTTAGCTCTGGCGTGCTCATCCAACACTCTGTAGTACAAACATGGTCACTTGTCGCAAAAGCTATCACTGTCTCTCTTGCTCAGATCGAAACACAGGTACGCACGTGCTTTGCGACGATGGACGCAGACATGGCAAAGTACGACGTGCTCTTAATCAATGAGAACAATGCTACGTGGACAGCTATAGCGCAGCAAACCACGACGCACCTGACTGCCATGCAAAATGCAATTAACACCGGGTACGCCAACATAGCTAAGACGATCCAGACCGATCTAAATAGCATCACACTGCAAAATCAAACTTTCTGGACAAAACTGGTACAAGATACGAGAACGCAATGGACATTGGTGCTCTCTCTGTACACGCAATACGAACTCTTGATCTTCAACGGTTACAAGGCATGGCAGCTACAGCTTACAGTGCTTTATACGCAGTGGTGGACTACGTATCAAACATTCCTTAAGGCACAGCTACTACTCGTTACAACAGAATGGCGAACTTTCTGGTTAGCTTTGATCAAGCAGGATCAACTCAACTGGAAAACGATGTTGCTGGACGCCACAAACGGCATGAGGCTCATCAATACAGCTATCCAGACGGGTATCAAAACCATAGAGACCACTATAACAGCGCTTATTACATGGATTACGCAGCAAATGACCGCACTAGACGCAAAAGCAACGGTGTGGGGCAGAGACTTTGCGGCAAACTTTGCGGCTGGTATCAACTCTGGCGCTGGCGCAATACGCTCAGCAATCGCAAGCGTCACCGCTTCAGCACAAGCTAACCTTGGACACTCAAAACCATCGCAAGGTCCCATGTCTGACGATGACGTTTGGGGCTTGCATTTCATGCAAAACTTTGCAAAAGGTATACAAGCAGGGTTACCGGAAGTACAACAGGCGGCGCAAAACGCAGCAAGTATCATCACAGCAGCCATGCCTACGGCTCAGAATGCGCTCAACGCCTCGCGCCCCGCTCAGGGTAACGTCACAAACGGCGCGGAGCACTTACAAGTACTTAAGCAGATCCTTGCTCAGCTAAAAGCCATGCAGCAAGGCGGCGCAGGCACTACAAACAACTATGGGTCAACGCAGATCGGCTACAACATACCGAGCACACAGTTAGGATCTATTGTTCAGCAGTTTAGCAACGGTAATAACCAGTTATCAGCAAGTCAGATAGCAAACATTTACAACCAGATTAACCAGTTACAAGGTCTATCTCAAGAATACGCGGCTAGGGGCGCATCGACGGGGGTAGGATTCTAAACATGGCATTAACACCAATACTATACAACTCATTCAACCTGAATGATGGCATAAATTACGTTACGCTTAGCAAAAATGTTGGTTTCCCGGCTATTAATCCGAGCACTTTTAAGATTGGACGCTTAGAAGGCATGAAAAAAGTCGGTGAAAACATCAATGAGCGTAAAATTAGCCTGACGGTACGCGTTATTGGCGTGTCTCGCGCTGACCTTGAGAACAAAATTGATGCGATGCAAAACGCGCTATGGCAGCGTGGCGGAAATCTTTATCTGCACACGAACGATAACAGGTACTTTATTGTTGACTGTGTTGATTGTAAGTATAACTTTGGTGTTGGGCAAATTGTATCAGTGACCGCGCAACTCGATTTTATAGCGTACACACCCTTTGCCTTTGCAAGTACGCAGTCAAGCTATGACACAGGCATATTCGTGATGCCTTCTGTTGGTACACAGCTAGGTCCGAAGTCATTTTCTCAGTCCTTTGCAGTAGTCGGAGGCGGCAACGTCTATACGCGGCCTGTGATCACCATTACAAACCAGCAACCGTTTATGCAGGTTACGCTGACTAGCGCGTTAACTCTCAACGTAAACTACACCTCTATCAACGTAACTGCCGTGACGCAGCCATTATATCAAGGGGATGACCTGATAATACAAAGTGGCACGACAAAACAATCTGTTGTTGTTGCAGCGAGTGTTAGTGCAGGAGCAACAACAATCCCTGTTGGTGGTTTCCTGCCAAACATCACTTTTGCTATCGGTAGCACAGTGACTAGAGACTCAACAATAAACGCTATTTTCATGAACCAGACAACAGATCAACAGGTGTTAGAGGTAAGTAGCCTCTTGCCTAACAACTACGGTGATGATCTTGTGATCAACTGTGATCCTTTGTCAACGAATGGATACACGGCAATACTCAATGCAGGAAGTACAATATCAAGTATATCCGGGTCCTTCCCGGTGTTAGAGCCGACAGAGACAGATTATACATTCGTGATTAATGCAAACTCAGTGCCGCAACTAGAAATAGTGTGGAACTGGAATACTAGATGGTTAGCGTAGCATGGGATACATAGCACTAGATACATTTAATAGGTCAAATCAATCAGGATGGGGTACTGCATCTGACGGTGCGCACACGTGGTCTGTTCTTTCTAGCGGTGGCGCATCATACAATATTTCCGGCAATACAGGCGTAGCGACACTTGGAAGCTCAGGCAATACATCTTTTAACGCTCTAGCCTCTTCTACTAACGGTGAGCCTTTTGAAATTTACATGGAATGGCAAACCAGCAACAGCAGTAACCACGTAGGAGTATTTTTTGATTATTTAGACTCATCAAACTACATGTACGCTGAGGCTACGGCGTCTAACGTTAATATTCACCGCATTATCTCTGGCTCAGACAATATTATCGCTACAACGCCTAACCCTAATCCTAACTCATCTAATACGCCGTACGGTATGCGTCTACAATGGCGTACAACCGGGGATTACTTCTTAAAGACATGGATACTAGCAAACGGTGAGCCTTCAGGTTGGACGCTGAACGTCAATGATGGATTCTTTTCTAATGGTCAGTTCGGCATATGGACAGGTAGCCGCTCACAAGGCAGCACCGTTACCCTTACGCAATACGGCGTAACAGATACGTCGATAGTCAATGATCCAAGTCAGCTTATTCTTAGTGACTCCATCACGTACAGCAACAGCGCCGCGCCAATACCTACGCCTCCACCGATTACAACAACATATAATTTTACTGGAAACATAGTTAGCCAGCGTTATTACAAGTATCAAGTAGCGTATGTTTATACACCAGACAACAGTACTTTTATTGATGTGCTTCGTGACGCTCCTTTATTGGCAGGATTCACAGAAACAATATCGAGCGGCATTTCGCCTATTCGCGTAAAACTTCCGCGCAGCTTTGACTTCTATGATCAGGCTGGCATTATCGGAAGCCGAGGAACGATAGCGCAAGGTAACGTTGTGCGCTACTACTTGTTTGGTCCGGGTCTGCCTACAAGCGGATACTTACGATTTCAGGGATTTATTGATACCATAGAGCCTGAAATATCCGATAACGGAGAGGAAAGCGTTACAATTACGTTGGTGCCTTTTTCCTCTGTTCTTGGTGATCATGGCATCACCACTAATATATTTTTCGGTAAGGCAGGTACTACAAGTACGTATGTTGACCCGATAAATATAATGAAGTACTTCTTCACGACAACTGATACTGTTACCGGAAAATCATTCATGTATCCGTTGACGTGGGACCCTAGCAACCCCACGTCAAGCGGCATCACAGTAAGCTACGCGTTTAGCAATCAGAATATACAGAGTATCTTTGACACAGCTTTATTAATGCTCCCGGCTAACTGGTATTACCGGATTAACCCGGATAATACCGTGAGCGTCAACGTGCCTAATACCTTGCCTGATCACACGCTTTACGTCGGCAAAAACATCTCTAATCCGCAGTACCGCATTGATTGGAGTCAGTTAAGAAACGTAGTTGTGTACAAAGGCGGCAATTCAGGCGGTACTACAACAGGTACAGTAACAGGATCTATCAGCAGCGCTAAAACAGACAGTAAAAGCTTAAGCTTAAACGGGTCTACATCCGGTACAGTAAAATCAAGTGGTAGCATGAGTGGTAGCATGAGCGGCAATGCCCCGGCTGGTGGTGGAAGCATGACCGTAAGCGGCAGTGTAAGCGGTAGCGTAAGCGGTGGTTACAGTGATAGCTTTAGTGTTAGTGGTAGTACAGGCAACATCAATGTCACTGGCTCAATTACTGGCACAACCACTATAACGTCTGTGCCTATGCAGCTTGTAAAGTCTAGTGCCAGTTCTCTTGCAACGTTTGGTGAAAGAATTAATTACTATACCGAAGCAAGGATAGTAGACCAGAATACGCTGAGTGTTGTGGCGCTCGGAGTGCTGACGCAGTTAAATCGGTACACGATCAGAACAAAGGTCCGTGTACCAGACTACTCCGGCACAACAGGTACAGGGTATCCAATTGACAGCTTTAAAGTTGGTCAATCTGTGCTTGTTGTCGATCCTACAGCGCCTAATAGCCAGATTCCTACTTTATGGGATCAAGGTATATGGGATCAAAGTGCATGGGACTTTAAAATCGGTGTGAACCTCAAAACATCACTTTTTGACCATACATTGCCTATTGTCAGTATCGCGTACGGGTTTGACTATGTAGATCTTGAGTTAGATTCTCTGATGCCAAACTTGTCGCGTGCATTTAAAAGTATTCAACAAAGTCTTAATGACTTCACTATGGGCATAGTCGCTACAGGTGCGGCTACTGCTGCTCAAACAAACTAAGGAGTAAACCATGACCCAGGCAGAAATTGAGAATCTTTTTATGTACCACGCGCCGAACGAAGCTCAGATCGAAGAAATGAAGAAGCTTCGGGAAAAGGCGTTATCCTTTGCCATGATGGTTTCTGAGTTAACACCAGTGTCGCCTGAGCAGACGCTAGCCATTCGAGCTATCCACTTGGCTTCTATGCATGCAAACTCAGCTATCGCTCTGCACAGTAAGAAGCCTTAAGTACTTTTGAACTAGCCTGAGAGCATAAACAATGCTTATCCGTTACACTGTATGAAGGAGAACATCAGGTTGTCAGTACAAGATAAACCATCCTTGAATCGTATTCCTGTAGAATACACTGAAGCAGGTTATGAAGCCGTTATGACTTCGGCGCAAGAAGGCGTAAAATTGCCTCAAGCGCTAGGAGAGATCTTTGCGAAGGAAGGTCTTGAAGTCACTATCACGATTGACTGTGATTATAAGAGCAAGTTCTTCCCAGGCTGCGGCACTGAGAAGGTGTTGCTTACGATCATTACGCCGCGCATCGCGCCAGCTACTAAGTTTATGAAAGATCCTTTAGTGATCTACACCAACTTAGATGACCTTGCTCAAATTAGAACAAACCGTAATTATGGATTCAACGCTGCAAACACAGCAAGAGAGTTCGTAAGAGCTTATAAACAGTATTATGAGATTGCCTAATGGGTCTGAACGTTTCGCTAATTACATTTAGCCCAAACACAACTATAAAGAGCGCTGACGTGAATGCTAACTTTCAACAAGTACTGAATGCGGCAACGTATTCAGGAAGCATTCAGGCGACAAACAACACGACTACACTTATTGAGATTGATGATATAGACATCACGATCAAAAACGGTAGTCATACTTGTCATAGCTCTAGACACAAGCACCATTCAGGCTCTAATGATCGGTGTCAAGTTTTTTCGGTTAAGACCAACGGCGTTATAATTGACGCTTTAGTGATTGACGAAACCGGGCAGTGTCACCATAAACACGGTCATCACTGTGATGGATACGGTAATCACTACGTTTCAACAAGCTACT